ACGCCAGTTTGATCGTCAAAAACGATTTCAGCCAAGCGCAATGCACTACGGGCAGACGGTGTTGAGAAATAAACCTCATCGGCGTCAGTTCGATACGCCTGTTCACCGTCATAACCGGGTGCGTCAATGGCCGTATAATTCGGGGCCACAACTTCGGTGCCGGTTTGCGCAGCCTGCACCTTTAATGAGTTCTGACGTTTGATGTTTGTCAGAACCGTTACACCGATTGGAACCGTTACCGATTTATTGTCTAATACCGCAATTGTTAGAGAGTTCGACATGTCAGATACCCATCCACCTCTTCCGGCGTTTTAGCAGTTTGGATGCCGCTGCGCCGAAGTGTGTAATCACGATTTCTTTCAGTCACCAGCTTAATCATCTGTTCCTTCGTGAGTAGGCAAGGGCCACCGCTGCGCAAATAATAATGCTCACTCAAATACGGGAGTTCATCGTCGTAATATTTACGATCATCCACGAAGATGTAATTCACGTTTTCAAGTTTGGCAACAGCAGCCCGCCGATACGCCACAATATCAACAGTGTGGCGCACCTTGCCGTCTACGACGCTGATTGTCAGAAGGTCATAATTGTCGAGGAAATAACGATAATGTTCTTCGCTAATCTCGACTGCGCCTTCAATCCAATCGCCTTTTCTCAAAGTGCCGTTGACGACCCAGTGGCTCATATTGGAATCTCGATAATGCTCAGGTTGATAGAAAGCAGCACACCAAACTGTGCAGTGTTCGCATTATTCACACGCATTTTTGCAACGATATCAATCGTGTCTGCGGTGTGGTTTGCAGGGTCAATTTTAAACAACTGCGTCATGCTGGCATTGGAGAATGCGGTGCCGCCTTTCGCATTGTTGGAAACAACACCCGCTGTGCCCGTACCGCGAATCTGCCGACCGAAGTCAGGTTCTTTGGATTGAGCGCTGCGAATACCGATAACAAACTCGATATTTTCAGTACCTTCCGCACTCTGATAACCGGGGCCGAGCTTCGCGCTGAAATCCGCAACCACTTGATAAATCGACGCGTGCGAAGGCGTCAGCGTTACGGTTTGCGTAGCTGCAACAGTTGCGATTTTCGACGATTGTTCAACCGACCACGAACGGAAATTGCGCAGCGATGGAAATGCATCCGCGTTAAGCGAAATCATTGCGGTGCCGGTAGCGTTGTCGATTGTCAGGCCGTCGCCCACTGCAATTTTCGGTGCAGGGATTGGCAACTCAACAGGCGGCGCACCGTGGCGCAACAGCACAAGGTTTTTGTGCGAAACGTAACCGTCAATCACAATGCCATTCAGACCAGTTTGTTCCGAGCCTTGCGACTGAATGTTTTCGAACACCATTACTTCAACTTCAACATCGGGTTCCAGCGTGGAGGTAAATACCAACGCGTCGTCGATTAGGCTGTAGTTTTTCTGGTGAATATGCGCACCGGACTGGCTAACAAAAACCTGTTCGATGGATTGTGGACTGGTTGGAAGTTTCAGGTAATACGTTTCGCCCTGAATGCTATACGTCTTGGTGACTACGCGTGTGCTGTAACCGGTTTCCTGAATGTACGAAAGCAGCTTGAGTTCAACGTCCAAACCAGCTTCAACCGGGGCAATCATGCGCAGCTTATTGGTCGTTTGATCAATGCTGTACGTGGTGATCGGTTGCAACGTCGATTGCACAAACGCAAACACATGCGAATTGCTTTCTACCGCTTGGCCCAAATCATATTCGATTGTCTGGCTGTCACCGGTGAATTCCAACGTGGTGAAAACCGCACGCGTACCGGTCGATGGCGATTTGGTAAATACGCGCAAATCAATTGGAACAGAAGACGGAATATTCTCCGCGAATTCCAGTTCCGACGCAGACAATTGGAAAGCCGAACGGTGCTGCGTGGTCAAACCAACAGCCGGGTAAATGTAGTTCGCGTTTTCTGCGACTAATTCACCAGTCGAATACCGCGCAACGTCACCGCTGCCCATAAAGTTCAGGGCATGCACATCGAGTTTCGACGGGCCGGTGTAAAGCGTGGAAATAATGCGCGATGCAGCTTTAGGCGGTTGCCATACCAGCGTGCCGTCAGAGCCCGGAGTCAAAACCCAATCTTGTGGGATTTCAACAGTCGGTGGAATTACCAGACTTCCGCCGCCATCACCGGGGCCGCCAGACTGGCCGGTCGAACTGGTAATGAGTTTCCAAATACCAATCGTTGCATTCGCCAAATTCGGCAATGCCTGTGCATCCGGATCGCGGAATTCTTGGGCGCCTGCGTTCCAACGGAAACGGCGCGTTTGCCCTTCGCCAGAACCCGCAACAACGTGAACAATTACCTGTTCGTCAGCGGCCCATTGCAGCGAGCTACTGATTTTAAACGTGGTGCTGGTGGCAGATGTAGGCTTGCCGTTAAACACCCGATTATGGTCTGTGAAACCCCACTGAAACGAACCTGCCCCGTACCGCGTTGCGATTACAGGGCTGGAAGTGCCATCCGGATTTCGTTTGCCATTCAATACAGAAATAGCGGCAAAATCCGAGTTTGCAGGACTTGGCAAACGGTAAAGAAATGCGGTGCTAGGGATGGATTCGTGTTCGCCCACGCTCACATTAATTGTGGTCAGGTCAGCACGCGAAGTTGCCAGCACAACAGAAAGTCGAACAGGCTCATTTGGATTGAGGATATAAGGCACGGCAAATACTGCACGACCAAACGCTACGCTGCCTTCAAAGAAAACAACAACCTCTTTAACTTCGGTCGGCGCGGTAAGCAATCGAGTGTCGATTGTCAGAACGAAACGGCAGACGCGGGCACTCAAAGTTTCGACGTGGTGGATAATCCCACCGCAAACGAATTGCCCGACGATATCGGTATGTTGGGTACTAGCGGCGTACAAATCCGAGTCGCCCATGCGGAACGAAACAGGTTTGATCAGAATGCCGCCAGCGCTAGCGTTATTTAGCGCCTGCTCCCCGGCGTCGAGTAAAACCAGCTTATCAGTCATTTAATTCATTCCATCGGCTGCGAAACGCGATCAACGTCACAGTAGTAAACGCGGGTACGATCATACAAAAGACCGAAACCCATTTTACGACCGCACTTAGGGCACATAGACGGATCAATGTTCGTCAATGCGCTGGCCGTTGCCAATTCCTGCGCCTGTAATTCAGAGGCGGAAGCAACGGCGATTTGTTGTGCTTTTGCTTCTTTCTGCTGACGAAGCACAGTCAGCGGATTAATGAATTTGGACATTTTGCCCCCAGTTATTAATGAGTTAGGGCACTCACAATGGAATGCCCTTTGTCTTTAAATTATGGAGTCGCAACCACAATTTGCCAATCGAATGTCGATTTCAATACGATATTTCCAGCGTATAGATCCGAGAATGGATCGGCAGTTTTCCAATAGACGCCAGAAAGCAACGTCTGTTCTGTGTTACGTGGTTGAACCACTTTGTTGTTCGCTGGATCTTCGTCCGTAAGGAAAGCACCTGTAACCGTTTTGGAATAGGCGATTGGTGCAACAGCCAATTGCGTTTTTGGATCATACATATTGATCGGCAACGTAAACGACATGGTGGCGCTCACGTGGACAGATTCGAATGCAGTATTTCCCCACACAGTATTGAGGTTAATTCCGTCAGTCGTGATCCAATCGTCGTTGTAAACCCATTCCGCAGTTGTGGCCGTGCCTTTATCCAATGTAACCAATGGATTTTCAACGTTAAGCAGGAAGGTTTCCAACGCCGTAGGTTTGTTGCTGGTAACTGTGCATTGCAGCAGCGTAGTTCCCATATATTTCAAGCTGATAGGCAACGTGGCCCCGTTACGATCACACATAACGGAAATAAGCGTGGCATTCTCGAAACCGTAATCCACAGCCGACCCGATATAGGTAACGGTGAATCCCGTTTGCGTCAGTGCGTCAATCGAGAAAGAACCCGGATCGAAATACTCTTCAGGTTCAAACCAATCGCCATTTTCATCCGAACCCTGAATAACGAAATGGTATTCTTTTGGTTCATCCGAATCGCGGTTAGGCAATAGGAATTTACCGCCAGAAAGAGTGTCGCCGTAGATTTGATAAGAATCGTTCGGCACCACATCTTTTAACACGCCATTCACTTTAACGGGGCTGGCTACAGACGACAGCAGAGCCATACGCATTGTCGGGACAAACGCAGGATCACGCACGCGAATATCAATGCAACGGAAGTCAGACAATTGGCCCAAGTCCGTTTTAATTGCGTAGGTAATCGAGTCACGCCCATACATTCCGTAATACGGGCAGTACAGCAGCTGTTCACTGTCCGGACTAGGGCGAGCGAACCCGATAGCACCCTGCGTAATGCATACAGGGTGTGCGTGCGTTGCAACCTGCTGGCCTTCGCGGCGATCCGTGCCATATGCGGTGTTCGCCGTGTCATTCGATTGCAGCAAATTGGGCAACGGAACACTCAACCATTTCTCGTTCATATCAACGAAAACATCATCGTCAACACATTCGAGTTTACCCGCCAATGGAGGCGTGAATTTAATCACCGCCCCATTAACGTTGTAACCATCGAGAACCCGTATGCTATTCAAATAAAGCTCAAGCGTTTCCGGGCTGTTCGGTGTGAATGGAAGCGTAACGGTGTTCAGGTTTGCACCCGTCACCGTATAGGTTTTGGCAAAGCGCTGGCGTCCGTACATCCGAATACGCAGCGCCATATATTTGGAAAGCGGCTTAACAAACCGCAGATTGGGAGTATTCGCAATCATCCGAATGTGATCCTGTAGGACTTCTGTCCCATGTCGTGGCTGATCGTGCGATAAACGTACCAGCTGACCTCTACGTCATTCACGGTTTCTTTGTGAATTGCTGGAACATTAGAACCGTCCGGGCCTGCCCATCCACCTTCTGTACCGGTCACTGCGTCATAGAAACGCACACGCCCGAATATAGAGGGCACCAGCATGTAACCGTAACCCACGAAATCATCGCGGAAAGCCTGTTCGGAAATCATGATGCTTTTGGAGAACAGTGTGGAATAATCAACGGTTTCCGTTTGACCTGTGCAATAGATCGGGCCGCTGCCCAATACACGAACGGTTTTCGTACTGGAAACAATGGTGTTTTCGAATTGGAATTCAGCACCAATTGTGAACGTCTGGTTTACCACCGCGTTCTGCACCATTACTTGGCCGTCGTCGAACATGTGAATATTCAGCGCATCGGTCAAAATCGTCCATTTCGGCGTAACCACAATCCCCTGCCCAACAACGATACCGGTATCCGGTGTGTAGGCTTCGGCTGCGTAGCGTTCTTTAACGCCGATTTGAATTGTTTCCGGGCCGCTAATACCGAGGCCAATATAAGCAGCGTCAACCGGGACAACTACCACCGCCATCGAATCGGTAACGGTATAGCCACCGCACGACCACGTGGCCGTAATGGTGAACGTCATATCCTGATTGAGTTTGCAGGTAACGAAACCGTTTTCATCGACAATTACATCAGTGTTATCGACAGTCCAATCCGACGATACCAACAATTCAGCCGGGCACTGTTTGAACAGAATCGCTTGGCTAAACGAGGCAATTTGCGTCGAATAAATAACAGGGTTGCCGATAATACGCGAACTCACTGGAACGTCGGGGCCTTTGATTGCAACGTATTTAACCAGCACCGAATATTCCGCAGTTTCCTGAAAATACGTGGCACGCACAGTCACCAACATATCTTGATCAACTACGCGCCCAGTCACTACGCCGTAACCTGCAATGTCAGCCGCCACATAATCCGCGTTCACGTCGAGGCTGTAGATTTCCCATTGCGGATGCACCGTTGCAAAAGAACCATCCTCATACATCGCGGTCGCCGTCAGGATAATGCGGTCCAGTGCATTTACTTCGTTCGGGCCGGTAATCATCAGGCCTTGAATGCTGTTCGTTGCACCTTGGCAGACAATTGTTTTCGTCTGCTGATAAACACGCCCATTTTCTGCATATGAAACCTGCATATTAATCAGCGGTTCGTCAGGCGCTTCAATCAACAGTTCGCCGTCGATCAGGGTTGCCCATTCGATAACTGGGTTGAGGGTCCAAAGCGGCACAATTGGAATAATCCGGCCATCGGTATATTGCGCGTAAGCCTCGTATTTATAAACGGTGCCTTCTTTGACTGTATCGGCCCCCACGATCAGCAGCTGTTGCAATGTAACCGGTGGGCGCTGCACTGTGACCTGAAGAACTTGCGACATTCCGCCATAGGAGGCGCGCACTTCCATATTGATTTGATCATTCACGTAACCAGCGGTAAACGTACCGGTCGGCGTGATAGAAAAATCGGTAACAAACCAATCAGGAACAACGGTGGTCGAAGTGCCATCGGACATAATGGCGAAACAGGTATATTGCACCCGTTCCAATTCGTTAACCATTGTTGGGCCGATGATTGTCAGGCCTGCCTGTTGTAGGAATTCAGGATAAACCACGGCGTCGTGCTGCGCGGTTAACACCACTTGCCGGAAACCATATTCAGCAGTGATTTCCACCTTAGTTTCGCCACTCACAAGCATGGTCGAAGCCAATCCGTTATCCACTACAACAACCGGCGAACTCGAATTCCAATACGACGTTACATCGGCGCTGGAACCATCCGAGAAAAACGCGGTTGCATACAGCTGCGAAGCGCTCGCCTCTTTCAAACGGCTAGAGCCCGAGATACTGAGGCCCGTCAAATGCACGGACGGATCAACATACCGCAATTTCACGTGTTTCGAAGCGCTGTAGGCAATGCCATTAATCGAGACTTTGCAGTTAACTACAACTTCTTGATCCGCAGTCAGATTGCGCCCGTGCAAAGTGTCGCCAATGAAATACGCGTAGGGGCTCAAAACTTTCAGGTCAACCGGAATAACGTCGTTGCCCATCGCGTGATAAACGACCACACGGTAATCACCGGTTTGCGTAGAAAGGATTTCGTCCGGGCCGTCGATATTCAGCATTCGAATATCTTGCATGCCAAGATTAACCGTCACGTTTTTGGTGACAACTTGACCGCGAATGGTGGCCTGCAAAGTAATCAGCGTATCCTGTTGGAATCCGGAGAACGTCGCAAATCCCTGTTTAACCGAAACAAAACCGGGATGCGTAGAAGTCCAATCGTTGCTTTCGAATTCCTGCCCTTTGGCGATCAGCCGATAGCTTGCGGATTCCCCGCTGTTCACGTGGTCCGGGCCGTCGATTGCAAACACCGCATTTTCCAGCGAATAATCTGAATCGCAAACCAACCGGCGAACCGGCTGTTTGTACACCACGCCCTGCATCGCAAAATCGTCTTTGTTTTCGATTTCAATACTGAAAAAGAATTGATCAATAACGAGATTCACAGGCGCCAACGAGAAAAACGCCGACAGGAAGCGATCCTTCAGCGTTGTGCCAGTGGGCAGGGTGATAGTCTGGTCGGCGGGAACTTTCTGCATTTCCAGATTGATATGCGTTGTCTTGTACCACGTGCCGCCGTCAATGCGCAGCGCACCTAATGGCTCTTCATAAAAACCGATGTAATCCTCGGTGTAAAGGTCACGCGAAACCACGCGACGGCCCAAGATATAGGCAATCATTCGCGTGGCAGATTCGAGGCCGGTCAACTGGTGAATCAATGGGATCATGTAGACCGAATTGTACAAACGTTCCGGGTCCACGATCATATCCGGTGGCAGGGTGATACCGAGGTCGCGCAGTGCCTGTTTAACGAATACCAGCGGCGTCTTGGCCGAGATATCACGGATTTTATGCACCTGCGACAACGGGTCACGAATCTGCACCGTCATGAATTCTTGCAGGGCCTCCAGAAAGGCGCCCCACAATGGTTGTTCCCGGATGAACTCTACGTCGAGTTCGGAAAAATCAATCTTATTCATCAACGCGCTCCGAAATCGAAGGGATGATCAGAGGCTTTTCGGCCAGCACACAATAGGAAGTAGGATCTTCCAGAACAATAGAGCGTTCAATTGGGCTGAGAATTTCGATGTAATCCACACCGTCAATTCGACAGGCTTTTTCGATATCAGATTTGGAAATCCGACGTTTCAAAATGCCTTGGCGTTTCTCGAATAGCTTGTAAATCCGTTCTTCAATTGTTTGCACCAGCTTATCAACGTTGGTTGCAGCCCAGCTGTAGAACGCAATCTGCACCTGCACTTTCACCGGTACTTGCGTTGGGTTCCACGCTTGGATTTCCAGCGATCCGTGGATCTTTGGTTGCAACCATTTAACGAAGGTTTGCCAGCTGGCCGATTTAGGGTTTGGATTCGATCCGCCCCAGTTATCCGTGTTGCGTGGCAGTACGCAAATGCGCACGGTGTTCATCCACGTTTTGTCTTCTGGCGCGATATCCCGCTGACCCAATACCGCACAGTCAGCAACGCCCGGATATTTGCGAATACCTGCCGCGATTTCTTCAACCGAAATCCACTTGTCTTTCGCACGATAAAGAACCGGCGAATAAGTGCGGTAGTAAGCAGCCTCTTTCGGATCAGCACCGCCCGCCGAGGTTTCCAGCGTTTCGCCCTGAATCATAGGGTTCGCAATGTAGGTGGTTCGCACACCGGGGAAAATCGCGTTGTGTTTGGTGCCTTCGTTAACGACGTAGCGAATATTCAGCGTCGATTTAGTCGGGAGCTTCGCGCCGTATTCACCCGTACCGAAAGTCAGCGAAACGTCACCGGTTGCGGTGGTGCTGTGGAAATAAATGTAATCGTCTGCCGTGTATTCGTACAGGCCGCGCTTTGTCTGTTCCCACTGGCGCACGTTACCCGTGTTTTTATCCGTGACCGTAACGTAAAGTTCTGCACTCACGTTAAAACCCGGCTCGCCCAAAAGGAATTCGTACAGGTTAAGATCGGTGATTGTGTCGAGGTCGAACGCCTTCGTTTTGATAACGCCTTGGGTCAGAATTACGTCCGCTGTTTGGCCGGAAATAACGTAATACTGCGATGGGTTATAAAACGGAACCGAGTCCACAACGTGCTGGCTAAACGGCGGAATAAACATCGTGGTCGAGTAGCCGTTACGCATGCGCGCAGTGGTGGAAGCCCCGGCCCGACGTTCCATGAATACGCCTTGCCCGCGTGTCAGTGCATAGATGCTGGAATCGCGCTGGGCGGTTTGGAAAAAGGCGTTACGTGCGGCGGTGTGGATCGAATGCTGGTGGCCGACAGCAGCACCCGAAAACATCCGTTGAATAAATGCACCAACGTTGGTTGGCAGCATGTCGTCCCACACGCCGGTTTCTTTCAGTTTGTCCGCGAAGAATAATGCAGCTTCGTCGAGGTCAACAATTGCGGTAGGGAAAATGTCGCGATCATCACTCATAGTGTCCGACCCAAGTTAAAGTTGAATACGATTTTAGTTTTATTCAGGTCAGGCGCATCGTATTGGATGGTGACATAGAACATGCCGTCGTCTGGCATTGGAATAACAATACACCCGGTGACGACCACACGTGTTTCCATATTGCGCGGAAGCACGTTAATGATTTCGTCTTTGATTTTGTCCGCAGTGAATTCGTCCACCGGATCAAAAAGAAATTCTGGAATGAGACAACCAATCGAAGGGTTGAACCATGCGCTACGAATGGGCGTTGCCAGAATCATCAGGATATTTTGGTTGACGGAATATTCGTCGAAAACCAAAGCGTTTTGTGTCTGTTCGGCGTACAGGCTTACGTCTGAATACCGATATGTTTTATCAACCATGATTTATCCCGAGAATACGTTAGGGCTGCCGTTCTGCGCCATGTCGCCGCAATCAATCGCGCCGCCCACGGTGTGTACCAATTTGCCATTGGTGAACGTTTTTGTGGCGCCTGTTAATGCCTTACCTTGGTGGGCACCTTTGCCCGGACACAAGTGGACCATGTAGGCGTCACCTACACGCACTTCGGCCAGCCCATTGCAAAACACATTCATCGACGCTTGAATAGGGAGCGTGGGCGGCCAGCACCCGTGCCCGCTAGACATGTCGGTATTGATACGAACGTTCGGTTGGCCCATGTAGCGTTCCCCCGTGCATGGCGTGCTAATACTGTAAATATCATATATGAGTAAATTACGCACAACAGGCAATTAATGCCTTCTTAATGGAGTTGTTAACGATGCATTTAGGCAAACTACCAGTCGGAAACTTCGAACAAAAAGGGTATGCGAACGTTGGCGAAGAACACGCCGTCGCTTTCGGGGAGGCAACGCTGGCAGATGGGCGCCCGGTTGAAATCACCCACACCATTACAAAAAAGTTGGTATACGTTGGCGGCCAAGTCAGCTACGAAGACAACCCATTCGACCACCAGTACAACAACTGGTTGCGTTACATCATGGCGAATGGCGAGCGCCGCGACGACCGTACCAAAACCGGAACCATTTCTGCTTTCGGTGACGTGAATTTCAAGTTCGATTTGCGTGAGAATTTCCCGGCCATTACCGGTAAGCGTCTCGCATTCAAAACGATGAAAATCGAAACCATCGACTGGATGCTCAAAGGTAAAACCGACCTGAAAACCCTGAAAGATTTGGGCGTCGGTATTTGGGATCAGAACGTTTATCCCGGTACTGAAGTTTACGAAGGGAAAGAACTCGACCTGCTGCAACGCCTACTTTTGTTGGGCAGCAATCAGCAGAAAGTGATGAACGATTTTCTCGAAGAAATCGGCGTTCCTTTCATGCGTACAGAAGACGGTGGCCGCGACTTCCAGTTGAGCGAGCGCACGCAAGACCACACGTTTGCAATCGAAGCCAAGCTGAATAACTGGGGCATTCCGGAACGCGCTTTGAGCGACGGCCACCTTGGTGAAATCTACGGCAAGCAATGGTGTGCGTGGGAAGACATTCGCATTATCCCAGCAGGCGACATTTTAGGTCGTGTTGATGCCTACGAAAAATGGGGTTCACGGGATTTTGTTTACACCGGTTTCGAAGACGCAAATCAGGTTGTAGTTCGTCGCGAAATTGATCAGATTGCATTGATCGAAAAAGCAATCAAAGACGAAGTGCTTTTCCATAAAGGCGAGTTGCCAAAGCATTCCGCTGGCCGTCGCATTATCCTGACAGGCTGGAACGTTGCACAGCTTGACGAAATGTCGTTGCCTCCTTGCCACACGCTGGCACAGTGGTACGTCAGTTCGAATACTGACTCGGACGGGAAGCATTTCCTCGATTGCAAATTGTACCTGCGTTCGAACGATATTTTCCTCGGCAATCCGTTTAACGTTGCGCAGTACGCGTTGCTTACCGAAATGCTGGCAAACGTCCACGGCCTGCGCGCTCGCCATTACCACGTGACGGTGGGCGATGCGCACATTTACGCGAACCATGTCGATCAGGTTGCCGAACAATTGCAGCGTCTGATTATTCACAAGGCGCCGAAGCTGCATATTGCAGATTGCCCAATCCCGCGCACGTCGATTCGTGATATTCGCACTGACGACGTTTCGTTGGTCGGTTATGAATCCTACGATTCGATCAAAGCGCCGATTGCGGGGAATTAACATGCCAAGCGTTTCTGATTTTCCGAGCGCGGAAGAACTGGCGCAGCGTGCTAAAGCCGAGTTCAACGCGGATTTTAAAAAGCGTTGGAAGGCCCGTGGTGATTGTGGCGAGTTCACCAACGACATTTGGGCATGGTCGGAAATGCTCGAACAAATGGGCTGGCTGGTTGAGCTTTACGACAATCAAATTCCGGAGTTTTCGACGTATGTGAACTTCGATAAAAAGCTGCTGACCAATCGTAACGTGAAAGCGTTCCACGCACAGCGAGCGTTGGCCCAAATCATCGACGATATGTTTGCAGGTAAAACCGGGCGCTGGTTTTATTATTGGGAAGAGGTTCAAGACGACGCCCACCGGCACGTGCGCGATGGTGACGAATACAAAGACAGTGAACATTACATGACGGTTTGGTATTCCATGGAACTGCGCGTGCGTGAACTGGCCGACGACGAAGAGATTCCGTTGGCTCCAAAGGGCGTAGAAACAGAACCTGTATTTTTTGGAGCCGACTAATGTCTGGTAACTACCAACTGCCCCAAGGTGTGCGGGTTATCTGCGGGTTTCCCGGCATTGGCAAATCTCGGCTGACGCAGCAAAACCTTTCGTTTATTGATCTGGATTTTCCAGACCTCAAAAACGATATTCCTGCATACATCGTGCGCATCAAATCAGCCCTGAAAATTCCGGGTGTTACGGTGCTGTTGCCGACGTGGTTGAACCTGCGCACGGAATTGTGGAACCTGCAAATCCCCTACGCACTGTTCTACCCGAGTGCAGACTTGTGCAGCGATTACCACAAGCGTTATGTGGATCGCGGCAGTCCGCAACCCATGGTCGATACGATGATGAAAATGTGGGATGTATTTCTCACAACCTGCTGGAACGATCCAACGCCACACAAGGTGGAAATGCGCCAGTCACAGGCTCGCCTTTCCGATTATTTTCTGTAGGAATTAAAAACTGTGAATAAGTCAATAGAAGACCAATTCAACTACTTGGACTTGCCCCGCGATGGGCAGACGTTCTTCGCAAAAGACAACCAAGAATCGCTGGCGCTGTTCCTCGACATGACAGCAAACGCCACCTATGTTCTGCTGCCATCGCCTTACATGGATTTGCTGATTAAGTGGGAGAGCGAAACGAACATGATCCAACTGGCGCCCATGACTGCGGATAACGTGGCCGGTGGTTTCATCGGTACAGCAAATTCCGTTGAAATCTTTTCGGACGTTTACGCCATTCCAGAGTTTTCTTATGTGCGTGGCGCACCGATCATTTTCGGCCAGTGGGGTGGCAAGTTCAGCCGTGATTTGGAATACACCCGCACGCCCTATTACACGGCGAAAAAAGACAGCGCTAAATACTGCGTGCCTCAAAAGAGCGAAGTGTTTGACGACAGCCTGTTCAGCGGCTCCACTTCCCGTCCGGAACACATTCTGATTCCACAGCGGTTTCTTCCGGATTTTTACAATGTTGTTTCCGCCGTAGATTGGGAATTGCGCCGTGGTGATAGCTCGACTATCGAACAGCAATTCAACGGCCACATTGGCTGGTACAAAGGCATTCCGGTTTATACGGATTCGTACATGCACCGCCGTATGATCAACGACGAAGATTTGATCGAAGTCCACTATCAATGGCATATGGGTCAACCGCGAAAGGATTAATCAATGACTGCCGAACAGTTTGCAAAGCGCCGCAAAGAATTTCTCATGCATTATATTTTCTGCCCGCAAGAAGTACAGCTTTCGGCAGCCGATGAAGAAATCCTGTTGAGCCTCAACGTGTGGCCCAAGGGCTGCTTTCAGTTGTTGCAGAAAAAGAACTTGTTAAAGCAGCCGGTATTCCACCTTGGAAGCACCAAGATTGTTACCGGTTGCAAAGTAACGAAAATAATCCAACGAAACGACCGTGCTGTCATACTGGAGTAAACATGAAAAATTACGCGATGCCGTGCCACATTTCCGACCGTATCTACGAACACACCAACGGTTGGACGCAAGCCTACGCGCTGCCCACTGCGGAGCAATTGGACAAGCCGGATCAGGTTGTGAAAGCAATCGTGATTTGCCGTATCTCTCCGCTGTTCAAAGAAATGCAGCAGCATGTTTACTTCGAAGCTGAATCGCGGGAAGAGGGCCACGTCGGTTTCTACAAAGGCATTCCGGTTTTCAACCCGAGCATTTCGTTCAAGACGGGCGCACCTATCCGGCTGATCACCACCGTGAATCGCCAAGCGCTCACAATCTTGGAGAAATTCCAGTGAAACTTTACCTCGTTTGCGATAAAACAAAACGGGCGCTTTCCATCGGTGATGTTTCGTGGGTAACAACGGACGGTCAGGTCGATTTGGATGTTACTTCCGTTATCGACAAATGCCGCCCGAACGTACCGCGTGACCAGACGCCGTATTACGAATATGTCTCCAGCTTTCAGGGCGAGAACGCAAATATTTACGTGGCGCCCTGTGACAAAGTTCCCGAAGGCCATGTAATGATCACCGGCTATTGGGAACATTCCTACATTACGGTGCCTAAAGCGAAGCGCCGTAAGGTGGCCGCATGAGGGAACAAGACGAACGCCCCAGCCCATTCAAAAATCCGCGCCAGCCTGTAATCGACGCTACGCAGCATTTACTGCGCACCCTGTGCAATTCCAAGCTGTACGTGGTGGAAGTTAGCGGCGCACCTGCAACGGTTGAGATTTTCCGGAAGAATATTTCGGAGGAATTCGAGGTGCCTAAATCCACGCCTGCCAATATGCAACGCGGCATGATTCACGTGCGTGTAAAGCGCCCGATCAATCAGCATGCCGGTGACATTTTCGTGGGCCAAATTAATCCGGAGATTCTGAAATGAAACTCGGCATTATTTTCGCGTGTGACGAAGACGGTGGTATCGGCAAAGACGGTAAAATGCCGTGGCACTTTCCGGGGGATTTGCAGCAGTTCAAAGAACAAACGATGGGCCAGCCTATGATCATGGGCCGCAAGACGTGGGAATCTTTCGGTGGGCGTATGCTTCCCGGTCGCCCGCATATCGTGGTCACTTCTGCACCGGGTGAAAGTTTCGTGGTTCCGTCGATCCGCCGTGGCGAGAATTTCTTCGTTGCCAAATCGCTCGAAGAAGCAATTCAAATCGCGACCGTAATTTGCGAAAGCACGCAGAAAGAATGGGCGTGGGTTATCGGTGGTGTGCGCCTGATTCAGGACGCCCGCATGCGTGCGCAGAAAATCCGCGTGACGCATATTCACGATGTGTTCGATTGTGATGCGAAAGTGCATCCGTCGTTCTTCCACCACATAATGGTCAACCGGCTGGAATGGAAAACGGTTGCAGAACATGAACGCTACAACGTGACGGAGTATTTGATGTGAGTATTTTGAACGACGTGAAGAAAATCGACACGTACAAAACGGTTTTCCAATCCGATGCGTTGAGCATTGATCAAATCGACGAAATGTTTCGCACCATGTCGGCACGTATTCCTGTGGTAATGTACGTAAGCGGTAAGCTGGATACTCATGCAGATTTCACGAAGCAATTCGACAACTGCATTGCGTTCAGCGACAACGAATTCCGCAACTTGGTAACGGGTAATTATGCGCTACGCTCTAACGACGTGGTTATCACCAGCGGAAGCGATCACGGCCAGACTCTGATCATCAGCTGTTGCGGGCGGATCGAACTCTAGGAGACTTATGGAATTACTTCCTACGCATCAAATCCTCGAAGACGGAAAGCTCATTAAATCATTTACGGCTCTGTTGGATCGTCGCAATTTGACGTTTCGCAGTACGCCGGAAGTGGCCGAGAAATTGAAGGCGCTGATCTTGGACTGGTGCCCTGATTTCGATTTCGGTGATCACGTTTATTTGGGAAATGAACACGGCATTCCACGTCACATGGAAACGCTGCACATGTTCATTCACCCTACACAGCACGCGCGTGGCACCGAGTGTTATATCCGGCTCGTTGAAAAGTCTGCACTGATCGTCGAGTAGAAACGAAAAAAGCCCCGAATCCAATTAAGGAAACGGGGCTTTTTTCGTTTCTGGTGTTGTTACGCGGCGCCTGCCGGTTTCTTCGGGCGACCGTGCAGTTTCAAAGTACGTTCCCGTGCTTTTTCCATTTCCTTTTGGGACTTGGCAAGCAGCTGTTTCAGATTGGCGACGGCTTCTTTATCGTCACGGCCTTCAGCTTTCTTGAGGGCCATTTTGATTTTCACCATTTTTTGCGTGTGTTCCTGACCCATTTTAGCGAGGATGGTTTTTGCTTTGTCCCGGCCTTCTTTGGTCATTACGCGGTTGTGTTTGCTGTCCTTCACCTCGACCAGTTTATTGCCGGTCGTGCGGTGCGTGATGCGCCCATTCTTACCCCACCGGCCATAACCGTGCGAGGTCAAACCGAGTTTACGCGCACGGGCCGCGACAGCACTGACCTTTGGTTTCTTGCCCGATTTCTTAACAGCCTTTTTAATCGGCTTGGGTTTCTTTATAGCCATTGGTGGCAGTCTCCAATTCATCGGTAATTATGCGGAAAAGTTTCAGGCTATCCGGCCTATCCACAATGTAAAGTTTACGCCGGATAACTTCCGACAATCGCTTTTGAACCACGTAGATTTCCACGGCATCGCGGAAGTCCACATGTACGAAGAATTCCTGATCGTACCGGAACATTTGGAACGTTGCGCGATTAAACATGCGACCATTCAGGAAGAAATCCCGTAGATCGACAGGCGTTTCACAGCGCACGTAATTAACTGTCCAGTCGGGCATGAACTCGGTGAGCATGGAAGCCAGATTACTCAAGGTGCTGAGTTCTAGCGCGCTAGGCTGTTTAAACTCCATTTCAATTTCCACGGCGTTCCTCCCGTAGTCCTGAAACGCGCTTGTCAGAAAAACGAATTGATTCGCGCTTTTCCTGAATCTGTTTCACCAGCGCTTGCCGACGATCAGACCACGCCTTTATCTTGGTTGGATCTTTCGGACGCTTGCCGTTAATTGCGGCCAGCCGTTTGATTGCCGCCTGCAAAGCCCGCTGCTTTTTCATCTTGTGATCTTGCGAAGTTTTAGTTTTCTCCGCAATTTTAATGTCGGTTTTATGATCGCCATGTTGCTGCTTCGACGTTGGATCACTTGCCGTTGCGATGTTCTTCGCAGCACCTGCCTGATAGGCCACTTCCATATTGTGTTTGGTGAACTTCGGTTCATCACCCACGCTACCGTCGCGATAAGCGCTATCCAACCATTTCGTAAAATCGTCCTGCGACAATTCCGCACGTTTCTGATTGATTTCTTTGTTGCGCTCCGCGTTATGTAGACCACTACGCAGCAGGTTGCGGAACCAGTCTTCACCGATACCTTTTACACGTGGTTTAGAAACCTGCTGAAAAGTTTGCTCGAAACTTTCCGGCGAAAACGGATTTGGGGTTGGAATTGGATTCAAATCAATTTCAATTTCTTGCCACTGGTTCTTGGGCGCAGTCATAGCCCGAAAGTCTTTGAAGGGGTCGCCAAATATTGCACGAAAATCACCGGTCGATTCGACTGGTCCTTTGTCTTCGTTGTCGCAGGCGAAGCCGTCAATGATTATCTCTGTCACCGTTGGCGCCCACGCTCAAGACGGCCCAACCAATTGGATTTGGACACGTGCATTTTGTCGATGTAATCGTGCGGGAAAGCCATTGCGCCTTGCTGCCCGGAACGTGTGCGGTCTTTCAGCAGCGAAGCCTTTTTAGCCTTCGGTACATCGCGCATCATTTTGTCGTCGTCTTCCCAACGCAAGATGCGAGAGCCATCATGTTCCGGGTTTTGTACGCCGTCCGTTTGTTTTGCACGGCCTTTAATTGTCAGTTTTGGCATAACTACCTCACGGGCATCTAACCGTGTCCTGAATATCCATTTGCCGTTTCTCTGCGCCTTTTAACGGCGTGTCGATCAGTCCACTTTTCAGTTTTCTACGGCGTTTCTTTTTAATCGTTCCGTCAGCATCCAACGGGCGCCCCTTCTTTGCACGGTCGAAACGTACACTAGGCAAGGCGTCCCATCGTTCAGCTGACCCGGCACGCGCCAAAGCGATCAGTATTTCCATTATTTGGAGATTCCGATATCAATAAAGTTTGGCGTCCGGCGCGCAATAGTGGCAGCGATTGCGTAATCAGCACCGCGCACCTGTACAACACGCGACTCAAGTTTGAAACTGTCGATTTTGTTGCCGTGAATTGCGTATGCCAGTGGGGAATTGGTCATGTGCAGCATAGGCGCCCGAACTGGTACAGCGAAAATGAATACCACATTATCGTGAATAGCATTCTCGACCGCCACCATTACCGGCGCATATTCCTTTTCCATTTCCTTTACGATTGTGATATCCGATTTACTGCGGTCCTCAATATCGTACACACGCACAAACACGTTTGCGAACAACGAACTGTACGACTTTTTCAGGATGGTACGCACACCATCAGAAATCCGTGCGCCCACATCCTCTGCGGCCAACGCAATGAAAAGTTCCATTTACAAATCCTCAATCGTCAGCCAGTCGGGCGGAATGACAGCTTTCAGGGCGTCCTTAGCTTCGCCATGCGCGAACATAATAAACATCTGCGCGACAGGTTTGACGCTCTTCGATTCCTTACGCATGCGCTCGGAAAGCTCGTTGAATTGTGCGACGTGCTGTTCATCCATTTGCGGCAATACTTTCTGCCAATCTGCGAGCGTACCGTTTTCCGGAAACTTCGCAATGAAACGATCAGTTTTACGAATCGCGTCGATAAAAAGATTGAAACGTTTCACCGCATATTCCGGAGTTGCCTGAACCAAATCACCGATCTTTTTAGGGGCGGCAATATCGGTAAGTACGCGATTCATTCCAGCGGCTGCGCTGACTGGCACACCGAACGAACCGAAGTCTGCGGCCATAGCGCCCAACAGGCTAGCGGTAGCGTCCAAGTCTTTACCGTTGAGGCTCTGGATAAACGCCGCGCCGTCGTCGTCTGCGATCAGGTCATACGGATACACGCCTGCACTGGAATAAGTAGCCGCGTTCAACAATTGCGGGTAATCGGCAAGGTTTACCCGGTAGTGACCCAAGGCACGCATGAGGCCGCCCTGTTTGACCAGAATATCCATTACTGCCGGGTCAACCTGCATATTCTCTTGGTCTTCGGCGGTAGGCTCGCCAATTACCAGTGCAAAGGTTTTTGCCACACGGAAAATGCGTTCTTGCCATTCGTTGAGCGGAACGGCAAACGGAAATTCAGCCGCTGCATTACGCAGGGTTGTCGCACGGTGCAGGAAACGTTCAACGGTTTCGGTATTGATTTCGTTTTCATTGGAAAACCAGATATACGGATAAAGCAGGTCCGCATTCGATAGGATTTCCATGTACGTTTCGAACGAAAGGCAGTCCATCGGATTGCGCTTAATGTGCGTAATCAATTCGCGCTGAATACTCTGTGCATCGCGGTCGTCATGATCACCAAAGATACCACCGATAGCGCGAACGATAATTGCGCGGGCGTCTTCTGGAATGTTTTTCAGGCCCAGCAAACGCTTACGAACGCGGCGATCTTTCAGCATCCGGTAGAACCGGCGATAACCGATAATGTTCGTCAGAATATTCGTGGTGGTGGAATTGTCTTTGTTGTTGGTGATCGAGTTGATGTACCAAGCGACCAGCGCTTTGTAGAGGTCTTTATCCTCGGCCAGTGTCTCCCCAATGTCTTCAATATCTGACGATTCGTAGGGGCCGACGTATGGCTTCACGGTGGAAAGGATACGGTGCGCGGATTCTTGGAATGTTTTCGAACCATACACGGAACCTTCGCGAATTAACTCCGCATATTTCCACACGTATTTATGCAGCTGCGGAATCGACTCGATATCCTTGGCATTCAAATGCGCAGTACCACACGCGGCGCTAAGTGCTGCGAAATTCAGGTTATCCTCGTTGTGCTTCACTTCACGCAGGAAATAACGGTGTGCGTGTGCAGGACTGAGGAACGAAAGCGATAGGTACGAATCCGGCGCCTCTCCACTTTCCTTTTCCGCACGCTTAACCGCATGGCGCAGGTCACGGGATTGCATGAATTTCGCAATCGCCTCACTGTCTGAATCGGCAAAGGTAGCGGCTGCATGCTCGAAGAAAGCAGCAGCAAATTTAGGCTGCGCGATTAGACGGGCAACGGGCTTAACGAAACGGGCGTCGATTGTTTTCGCATGGTCGATCAGGATATTGATCACGACGTTTGCGTCTGTAACCCCCTCCTTATTCCGTTTCACCAAATAGCTTGCGAAATCCACAAACAATTCAGGACGTTCGCGCAATTTCTGCTGATCGTCAACCATCGACCAATCAATCGAATTGTCGTCAGAAGATCCTTCGTTTTCAGCTTGATCCCCCACGCCGTCGTCGTAGAGTTTTTCGTTGCGTTTGTAAATACCAGCAGGCACACCGGCATTCAGTTTGCGCAGGAAGCGTGCCAGCGTCTCGGACATGCCCGGAACTGGGTTGCCGTATACGTCGGTTTCACGGCGGTAGAAAATCGTCCCTGAATCATCGTCGCGCAGGAAAGGTTTCAATAGGCAGCGGCCCAACGGTTTTTCAATGTTGGTGTCTTCACTGCGAATTGCGTAGGCAACTAAAGTACCTTCCGCCACGTCGTGTTCTAGGTAGCGAATGTTAGAACCATCGTTTGTTTTATCGCGATAATCTTTCATGCGCATGCAGCTGGTTTCATCCCAGTCGCGGCCAGTAGACATACCGATAATGTCATACGGGTGACAGGACACAACCAGCGTAAATTCGGCGGTGGAACTGTTCTGCAATTGTGGGTCATTGTCGAATGCGGCTTTAGCCACAGCATCCTTGGAAATAACCTTACCAATATTGAACACGTTTCTCTGATCTTTATCGTTCAGCTTTACGCATTTCTTCGCCAGATAATCCGTGATACGGAAACCAGCTTTGCGGACGGCCAAACGAACAGGCAACGGAATATTGATTGCGCTGATTGCGTGTGCGTGCCCAATGGGCGTATAAACGCGGAACCCTTTGGAACCACGCGGCATAAATTTGCGAAGTAGTTGAACGGTCGGGCCGTTCTTATCCCAGTTGCGGCGGTACTTCAAAGCACTCCGCATTGAAACCGCTGCTGTGCCAATAAAAGCCAAGTCAATTAGCATGTCTTTTGATCCATAAAAAGAAAGCCGGATTAGCCTAAACCAACCCGGCGTAACATACTATAAAATTACCGTTTTAATCACTGAAACCCGAGTCGCTAATCATTTCCTGAAGTGCATCAGGGCGGGATTCCCATTCGGTTTTCAATTCAGCACGCAGGTCGCGCAGGGCCTGTGCATGGTCTTCGTAATCGGATTCTGTAACGTCTGCCATATCCGCGTTGAACGGATCGTTTGGCGCGTCTTCGTCCCAATACTCGGCGTCCTCATCAAAGCCTACGAAATCTTTAATCTTTTCGAGGGCACCAACCAGCTTCTGATTTAGACGAATGATTTTGATATTGTCTTCGGCCAAAGAATCTTCGATTTCCGTGCGCTTTTCGTCGTAAAGCTCCATGGCCTCTGCGAAATCGTCTGGGTCCATTTCGTCCTCATCTGGATAGCCGATTTCCAGATCATTCATGCGGTTTTCAATACCCGCCTCGATATCCACAAGAGGCAACAGGCTTGTGGCATTAACCAGACTGTACAGGGCGCTAATCGCGGGCTCCAATTCCATGCCGCGAACCATTTTCAGGAAGTTTGGAACTTCACCCGGTAGTTTCTCGGTAGGAACCCAACCGAACGCATCGGCGCCCAAATGATCCATTAATTCATTGGAATGCGAAATGTCCGGACGCTGGCCGTCGAAATCCAGTTTGTTCATCAGCGACGGGAACGAATCGGTGCGGCTGTGACGCTTGTTTGCCCACGTATCGCGGAAGTGATCGGCAACGTCGGTAATGTCACGTAGTTCGAAATAGTCTTCGTCGAATTTGCGTTCCAAATGCAGCGGTTTATCCAGCAGATTACCGGCCTGCACCATGTACTGAATTGCGTTCTCGATATCCACCGTTTCTGGATTCAGTTTCGGTCCTGTCCACGCCATCACAGGCGGAATGAGAGCCTGAATGGTATCAGCCATTTGCGAACCGAAAATGATACCGTTGTCAGTCAAATGCATCACGGCAGGCAAGTGGTAGTCCGCCAGAGCTTTAACGTTCTTAGGTTCCCAGTTGTCCAAAATGGTGTTGATTACTTCGGTGTTTTCGTCGAGGTATTTAACGAGCGCGGCTTTGTTGTCTTTGAAGTTCTGCGCAGAAAACGGACTGGTCAAAATCAGTTTGAGTTGTTCCAGTTTCACGTGATCCATCATGTACGAAATTTGACGGTCTTCCATCTTGTCGATGTAACGGAATACACGGCGATTCGCCAAGGCCTGCGCAGTCACATACGGGTCACACGCCCACAATGCATCCGAACTCAATTTGCCGGGGTTATCCATCACGTAGCTAAGGAACAGATTCACACCGCCCGTTGCATACATCATGTCGGATGCATCCGCTCCCCACCAGATTGGGTTTTCAACGTCGATTCCGAGGTCGAGAATGGCATACGCGCCTTTCTGCATCGAGTCGTCACCGAACATTGTCATATGGCGGGCAGCATGCGCAGCAGTATTCAAAATACGTGCGCAATTTGGCAATGCTTCCAGCTCTGCTTTCGATGGGACTGGGGCTTTACCCGTCAGGATCATTTTGAAAATGCGAGTGTTATTACGTAGTTCGTGATCGCTCAAAGTTTCTACGCGGCTAAGCGCTTCGATTACTGGGTTGCCACCACCGTAGGAAAGGTCGTGAACTTTGTCGTCGTCCAGCGCTCTCAAAACTTCCGGTTTAAATCCTTTGGTTTTGTCGAATGAGCCAATGCGGCGCCCGACTTCCGCCAGTGCAGAGGTCAGCGGTTTATTTTTGTAGGCCAGCAAATGAATGCCGTTAACCACTGCCTTGGTGCCTTTCAACGCCTCGACAATTTCGTCAATCTGCGTTTCTTTCAGACGGGTTTCCACCGATTCATCATTCAGGAATTCAATGATGTTTTCAGAATGCTTGTCACGTGTTGCATCATCGGTCATTGCGGCCAATTGCTGCTGTACGAATTGCACAGCCTGCGCGGTATCCATCACTACATCACGGATCGACAGGTTATCGTCGTCGGATGCGTTGTGGTAATGCTCGGTGCCCATGCCATCGTTGTACAGGTTGTTAGGCATTTTGAAAGTGCCTTCCGGAATGTTCTGATTGATCTTGCGCAGAAAACGCGAAAGGATCAAATCGAAACCGGGAACCGGGTTGCCGTAAACAGTGGTTTCACGACGGTACAACACTTGGCCTTCGTCGTTGTAAAACGGCTTCAGCAAGCAGCGGGCTTTCGGCTTCTGGATGTTCTGATCGTCGGCAGAAACCACGTAAGCAACCAACGTACCTTCTGACACGTCATTGCGCACGTAATGCTGGTTCGAACCGGGGTTGAATCGGTGTTCACCGTCAGCGAGGCGCATGCACGACATTTTGTCCCAGTCACGCCCGGTACTCATGCCGATAATGTCGTATGGGTGACAGCTGATTACAACCTGCATTGCACCCTGTTTAGTGTTCTGCAATTGTGGATCATTGTCGAACGCCATTTTCGCGTGTGGATCTTTACCGATTACCTTGCCGATATTGAAAACGTTTTTCTGATCCTTGTCAGCGATCTTGACGCATTTCTTCGCCAGATAATCGGTGGCAACGAAGCCTGCTTTTTGCAATGCAGAGCGCACGGCAGGCGGAATCGTGTAGTGGTTTTTGTGATTGGTGCCGATATCGAAATACAGGCGGTAGCCTTTGCGTCCCGGCCCCGCTGGCATCAGGTTTTGTAGCAGCTTCACAATTGGAGCTTTGTGGTTCCAATTGCGGCGGTATTTCAATGCCGTTTTCATGGACACGGCGGCCAAAGCCAATTCGAGTTTCATTAGTTCTTATCCCACCCGTCGAGTTCTTTGAAAATGTCGTCTAGGTCGGCTTCCGATTTACGGATTTCTTCCAAGAATGTTTTGGCCCAGTTCATGGTGCGATCATCACCCGGCCCGCGTGCGATCTTGTTGATCAGCGGCAGTGTCCACGGGTATCGGTTTTTCCATTCACTGGCGCTTAGGCTCATGCGGTGGCTCACATCACGCAGCTTAATGAAAAGCGCTGTGTCGAGGTCGGCCACGTTGGCTTTCATCAGGTTTTCGAAAATGCCTTTCCGGAAAATCGAAATGTCACTAAACGAAATCAATTCTGGATTCTGTGCAGGCCACGATTTATCGAGGGCACACAGCAGGCTTTCCGCTGGCTGGCTAACATAGCGTTTGAAAATACCGGTGTACCGCACGTCACGCAGGAATTTATCCATCGCTTCCGTGTAGTAATAGTCAACCGGGAATTTCTTCATCAGTTTAGCGAGCGTATCGCGGTTCACGCGCAGGGTTTTCTGGTCTGCTACGGAAAGCATGGCACACAAGAAACCAACCTGTTCGCGCAGCTGTACAGAACCCGGCATGGTCGATTTAGCGAGTTCCGGAGTCCACTTGTACATGCCTGCCAGAAACCCACGCCAAGCCGAAGCCACTTTGGCCGGTTCGATTGGGCCATCCATTGTGGCGAGCCAGCGCGAATCGTAATAAGCGACGTTATTCAGGATAAATTCAGGCGCTTGCGGTTCACCGTCGAAGTGTTTGAAATCGTAAAGCTGTTCTGCATAATCTGCGAGCTTTTTACTGGCCTTAACCAATTCAGCACGCCATTCCAACGGCGCCAGCATTTCAGACAAGCTAAGGAATAGCTCTTCGTCCAAATGATCGTCTAGCGCTTTACCAAATGCCGAAGCTGTAATACGAGCTTTCATGTCGCCGGTTTTGCGCATGGTTCCGTAGAAAGTGCTTACCTGATAAGCCGCTTCCATTTCGTCATTGTGGTAGATTTCAATGGCGTACTTGAGCCAGTCCGCAAGCCAGCGTTTATCACTTAGCAGCAAGTCATAAAGGGCGCGCACAGAGCTATCGGTTTTCGCTTTGAAACTGCGCAACGCTGCAATTTTATCCACGGTCGAATCATAGTCAGCGTGTGCGAAAATATTGCCCACACCGTCGTCATACAGGCCACCGACCAAATGGTACAGGCCAGCGGATGCACCCTGATTCACTTTGCGCAACCACTTAGAAATCGTTTCGCGGAAACCCGGAATAGGCGTGCCGTAAATCGAAGTTTCGACACGGAAAAGAATGCCGCCGTTCGGGCCGACAAAAGGTTTAATCAACAGGCGCGCATGAGGCTTATTGATATTCTGGTCATGCGGGGAAATCGCGTAGGCAACCAATGTGCCTTCCGCAATATCGTTTTTAACAATCGCCTGATTAACACCACCACGTGCTACGCCCGGTTGATCGAGACGCATACAGCTGGTTGCGTCCCAACGGCGCCCGGTACTCATTGCCAACACGTCATACGGATGGCAGGAAATAACGCACGTAAATTCATCTTTGTGTGCGGCGCATTGCGGATCGTTCATGAATTCTTTGAGCAATGCTGCATCTTTCAACAGCTTGCCGATTCGCATCCGGCGTTTGCCCGTCTGATCGACTGCAATGCCGGTCACGTAATCATCTACCGCGTAACCCTTGGCCGACAACGCATGCAGGATCGGTTTTGGAACCTTGATCACTTGCTTAGTGGGTTTGATCGGCAGATAAATACGGTACGCATTTTTCTTTTGTTTCTTGTTCTTCGGCAGGAAGCGTTTGATTACCTGCGCACCCAAGCCGTTTTTATTCCAGCCCTTAACGAGGGGCCGTGCAATGCCCAGCTTTACTGCGGCTAATGCTATTTGAATTTCCATTTACTCACCGTCTGCCTTGCGGATGTTTTCACGGATGCGATAAGCCGTTTCTTTGAGGTCCATTTTGTTGTCGCGCATCCACGCCTGAATCCGGGCGGCCATCTGCTTATCTTTCGGCGCCTGACTATTCGACGAATTGTGAATTTCCACTTTGAATTGCGATACCAAATCGTATTCGCCGTACACGTAGCCGTAGCGTTCGCGCAGGTACTTGGTTTTGTCATTAACCGGTGGGGTATTGCCGTACAGGATATCCACGAAGAATTTAATGTCGCGGTACATATCGCGTTTAGCGCGCATGCCTTTGTACTTCTGGTCTTCGCTTTCCTGCTCAGCCTCTTCCGGCGTGCGAGTGCGGAAAAGATTCACCGATTTACCGCCGTATTCCATCGTCGATAACGCAACGGTTTTACGGGTATTCAACATGCCGTAGGCTTTCTTGTCGCGGTACAAATAAACTTTGATACCGAGGCGTTTTGCAGACATGATCAGTTCGCGCATGAGCTTGCCACGACGGGCCGGGTCATAGTTGGACAAATCAATGTGAATTGCGCGAATGTATTTTGTAGCTTTCGGCAGGTTAGCTTTCGCGAAATAATATCGGTCTTCCTGTTCGATGCTGGTGCCCTTGTCGGTTGCGCCCCAGTAGTCCACGGATTCCCGTTTCATCTTGGATTGCAACAGCTGCTCTTTGAATTCCAGCGTTACGTCGTAGAAGTTTTGAGAGGCCAGCAGGCGGTTACGCCGGACGCTCAAAAAGAAAGGCTGCTTAGCGAATTGTGCTTCCGCTTCTTTGCCTGCAACTTGCGACAGCTGGAGTTTGTCACTGCTGAAAATCGCACCAGCATTGATTAGCGATGTGCCGTGAAATACACTGCCAAAATCCTTGGCAAGGGCTACGAACATTTTCATTTTATTTCCTCGAACGTGCGGTCGCCATGGCAGCCCGTTTAAACATCGTGAGCTTTCTTTGCAGAGCCATCAACCGGCGCATCAACCCGTCATGTGCAGAGTCGGATTCGTGAGTTTCTTGAAGTTGCTTTTTAATCTGTAGGATTTCCGCACGCATGTGTTCAACCTGTGCGCGGTATGCAGCAGCGCCGTTCCCATTGGTTGCACCAGCACGGGCACCAGCATAAATCGAACCCGGATGTTTCTTTAGGTATTTCTTTTTAGCGTTGGAGGCTTTAGCGTGAAACCAATGGGACTTTGCCATGTTTATTTACCCTGTTCTTTCCGTAGTTCAGGAAGGTCAGAAGCGACCGCCAAAAAGTATTGTGCAAACTGACGAATTTCTTGAGGCGTGCGGGATTGGTTGGAACCAGTCGCCATGTAGGAAACGTCGGCCAACAGGCGGTCGCCATCCATTGCATCTGCTGCGTTGAGGACGAAATACGAATCCACATCGGCCAGCGGAATTGCTTCGTAATACTCGGCAGGCCCCGGATCAAGCGCAGTATCCAGTGCCAGTTCGTAAAGCACTTTCGATTTCGTGAAACGCACCGCCATGATTTTGGCTTTCAGTGCGTGTTGCTGTACTTGGTCCGGCGTGAAATCGTGGATTGCCGGGTGAAAGTAAACCGGTTCGCCAATGGCGTAACGGCTTGGCAGCGAAGTGGGTTCGGCTGCTGTTGCGAGTTCCATTTTCATGCGTGGCACACCATGTCTTTTGCGTGTTCCGGATATTTGGCCTCGAATGCTTTCCAGCGATTCAGAAAGCGTTCGGTGCGTTCTTTGTTTTCTGCACAGCGAACGGCCTTCTGTTCTGGCGTTTCATTCGCGTACTGTTTGTGCAGGTCGTCTACGTTGAATGCCCGGATCATTTAGGTTTCCGTTTGTCGAGAACGTTCGTCTTTAGGAAGTCGAGGACTTTGCGCAGAGCTTTGTCGTCAGCAATCATCTTGGGCAGTTGTGAAACAATCGCCTTTTTCAGATAAACATTTCCGTGAAAGTGCCAACCGTCAGGCATACCGCTGTAAATGCAAAACGGCTCGCTGTCTTCGTTGGTATCCCAAATCCAAAGTTGGGTCTGGTCTTTCATTTCCTCGACCGTCAAATCGAATCCGCGTTTGGTCGCGTAATTGATTGTGGTTTTCGTGAGGTTTGGAGCTTCGGGTTTTTCGGTGGCCGCAAGGGCGAGCATGATTTCCATTACTTCACCACACAGGCCGGGGCCATCAGCGCAGAATCAATAAAAAGCACGAATTTTTCCATGCGGTATTGTTGCTGGGTTGCCATTTCCATGGAATTGCCTTCCGCCACGCTTTCGCCGGTAACGGAATCATGTGCGTGGGTTTCCACGTACAGGCTGTATTCGAAGGCGTTGTCGCCACCGTTGAGGCCGATGGCCGTCAGGTTCACACGGGCGCGGAATTCACCGGTAGCAGCATCGGAATATTCCTTGCTCATTTTGACACTGCCATTTTTGCGGCGTTCTTGATTGCTAACGACGAAGCCACGTTCTGCCAGCCGTCCGAAAAGGTAATCACGCTCGCGGCGATTGGCGCCCAGTGCGATACTAACTTCCATATTTTTCACCTTAATATTTCGCTTGAATTTGAGCCTCTATCAAGCATGCGGAGTTGGCGGTCATGGTATTGGTCTGCACAAACGCAAGACAGTACAAATCAGCGGTCGCTGGCATTGTGAAGTCCGCAGATACACCGGTACGAATCACACCGGACGCCTGCCCACCAGTAAAGGAAACTGGGCCAATCTGGTTGGTCAAATCAACGGTGAACGAAAGCGAAGACCCGTTACTCTGTGACGCAGCGGTACGGGTCACTTTACGCAGGCTGATTACGAAGTCCGAAACGGTCGCAATGTTTGAGTATATTTGCGCACGAAGTCGGAATTTTGTACCAACAGGATAATCCGCAGGGTCAATCCAAAGGAAAGGGACGGTAATACTCGCGGAAAAGTTGACAATACCTGTGCCTGCCGTGAGCGCGTTAGCACCAGCGTTTGTGAAAATGTAATGCCCTGCGGCCTGTGTACCAAAACCGGTGCGTGCTTCCCCGATTATCCGGTAATACGCAACTGCACCGCCTGCGTTTGAAACCAGTGTTTTTACCTCTTCCAATGTAGGCTGATTGTGCCAGCTAGTACCATCGTGGGAGTATTCACCAGCGGGTGTGTTGGCGTCGATTGCAGTTGTCAGTCGAAATTTCTCACCGACGTTTGCGTTGGCCGGAAATGCTGTGCCGCGTGGTAGCGTGAGATTATTAACTACGCCACCTTCGGAAAGTGTGATATTGCCGTTAACTTTCATGGGTCTGGAGTTTCCGTTAAAATATGGTGGAAATCCTTTTCGTTTAGGTCATCCGTTGTTGTCGCCGCTGTTGTCGCATCAGATGCTCGACGTACCATGGCAACTCCCCCTTAGCCGACACCACACCACGTGGACCTTCAGGGCCTTCCGGGCCTTTCGGGCAGCCAGTGGGGCCGATATCTGGAATACCGCGTTCGAGCCACGCACGAACCTGCGCATTCGAAACGACCGTTTGGTATTGGCGCAAACTTTCAATTATTGACGGATGAAATCCGAAATCAATCAAATCATCGACAATTATTGTTACTGGATACGATTCCAGCCGTTGCAACGCTTTTACATCCGGCACATACCCCGGACCAATCGAACCCGCAACATATGATCCCATTATTTCTTCCCACGATGGAAAACATTCTTCGAGAGTTGCCAAGGCCATTTTAAATGTTCCGGATTGCTTTCGCCTGATTGGTCGGCTTCGGTGTGGGCGTCATGATATCTTTCAGGATGCTATCGGCACCCGGATACGGTTGGACCAAATCACCGCCTCTTATGCGGTAAGAACGTTTCGAACGAATCACACGACCGTCATTATCCAGCAGGTCAAACATCACGTTCACCGCGCCGAGTTTCGACGTATATTCTTTGATTTTCTTCAGCGCAACAGCAGCACTGCACGGGGAATGCGAACCGGCGCCGAGGTATTTATCCGTGTACTGATCGTGGATCGAAAAGGCTTGGATTTTCATCCCGGTCGGAATCAAATTGCTTTTGTCGAGCTTGGTATTGGTAGGTGTTACGGTCAGTAGCATTTCCATTTATTCTGCACTCTTCGTGGCGAGGTCAATCGCCTTTTGGATTTTGGAGTTTGGGCGCGTATTCGTTTTCTCATAAACCGGCAGGAAAACAGACGGGTCGATATAGTTCGCGATTGCCGTAGTGGCCGTCACTTCCGTACCTGCCATGTGGCCGAGTTCCTTACCGATAGTCAGGCACTGTTTCTCGATCCATTTGTTAACGTCTGCATCACGGGCGCGGGCACCAAACGGACATTTATCCATTAGCACTTTCGCCATTGCTGTACCGCGAAGTTTCCGGAATTTGTGGATGCTGAAACCTTCAGGAAATCCGAGGTCGCGTAGATAACCGTTCACTTGTGAGTTCGACAGCGGTTTGCCACGGAAAGTGAAAATGTATTCCGTAGGTTTCTTTTCAAACAGGAATTCATCGAGTGCAGCGTGTAGCATTTGTGTCCGCTGTTCATCGAATTTGATCACGTGCTTTTGGGCACCGCCTTTCTTCCCGTCGTACTTAAAAATTACGCGCTGATCGTTAAACAGGGCATGCTTGCGCAGCAGTGTAGAAATGCCGTAGGTGGTGACGCCAGCGGTATTACCACGGGTCGAACCAATACGCGCACTTGTCTGATAAATCGTTTCACAAACAGCAGCAGCAACGCCACGCAACGAGCCCGGTCCCTTAGCCAAATCAGGCAGCCATTTTTTCACATACTTCGTTACGTCCGGCAGCATGTTTTGCACGACGTTGAAAGACTGCACACGGCCTTCGGTACGCGCTGCAATCGTGTACACGTTCGACATGTTGGCGGCAAAGGGCGCCTTGTACTGGCAATAATAAACCGTCGATCCCGCTTTGTAATTCGGGTTCATGTGGCCTTCGCCAATCGGTTTATTCAGCAGCTGCAATCCGTCAGTCGTGAAGTAATTCCCTTTGTCGTCGATCTTACCGACAAACCAATCAGGAATATCGTGCTGGATTCCGTTCATTTGTTCGCGGATTACATCCACGTCCACAATGTGTTCACCAGAGGCCCGGACGATGTTTGCAATCGCTTTGTCTGCCATGGCTTTACGCTGGCGGCGCATGTCCAAATAGTCTTGGTGTTCGGTCAGATTACCGCCGACTTCCTTAGCCTTATCACGCCATTTCTCAAGCGTGGTATTCGGCATTACGTGACCACTGACTTTGCCGTGGGTTTTCACGTGCTGCTCTAACCGATCGTACAGCGTAGTTTGTGCCGAAGTATTCACTTGTGATTCTTCATGTAAAAACATCTTGCTGATATGGGAGTCTTTGAAGTATCCCACGTTCTGCATAATGCGCTTGCCCGCGCCTTCCGATCCTTTGTAGGCCAGACGCACGTCATTCAGGAAACCCAATTGCAACTTGGATAATCCTTTGTCTTTGTCGAATGCTTTCTTTTTCTTCTTGAGGGAATCAAAGCAGCCTGCAACAATAATCGAATATTTCTCATCCGATACATCGTCACCGTTGACCAGCATTGTCAGCGTTTTGGTAAAGGTGCGCTTGATTGCGTACTGGTCTAGGAACGGTTGAGCCTCTTCGTTCCATTTCTTCAGTTTGACTTGGAAATTCGTGCCGTAGTCGAATTCGTTCGCCTTGTAGATCGCAATCAGCAGCTTAATGAAAGCATCCGCTGCACCCGGTGGCGCGATTGACGCAGCCGTAGCAATATCAATTTTCATACGATTTTTCCAGAATGCGGCAGCGTCTTTTGTGTGAGAGTCATCGGGTCGAAAACGCATACCGCTTTCTTTTTCGATTTGGTCATACATCAGGGTCGCTAGACCTTTACGACGGAAGTCTTTACGCACTTCGATGGTGCCTACCAACTTCGTACCGTCGATGAATCCCATCGCATCGCCCACAACCTCATCCGACGCGGAATCAATCGCGAAAATCTGGCCTGCTAAATCATCCGCGCCCTTGCCGTCGAACCATTCCAGAACGTAGGCCCCATGCTTGACGGTGTGAGTAGGCTTATTGCGACGATTAGCTCGGTGTTTATTTTTTAGTTCCCACTTGCGCGGATCATCGGACACACTCACAGCAATCGACATTTCCATCAGTGGTCCTTCAGATAATCCATTCGGTTAAATTTATTGGCGTAGCGACGGCTTTGGATATCGTCTGCGGGAATGCGAATACCCACATAATAAAACGTGCTATCCAGACGATTCTTTTCGGGCTCAACTACGCGGCCCTTATCGTCTACGCACATCAGCAGCGGTTCCAGTTGGTCTTTGTTGTCTTCGGTTTTGTAGATCCGATAACCGTAGTACAGCGCGAATTTATTCTGCTGTGCGTACACAATCAAATCGTTATCAAACTTTGGCAGCTTCGGAACGAAATTGCCGCGTGGGATAATTGGCAGGCGCAGTAATCGGTTGCCCAAGTCCCGCAAATCCGGATAGTTCCGGGCCAGTCGAATCATCAGGCCGCCCGGCAAATACTTCTTAGCGCTGGCCGCCAGTGCGAGCATCATTTTCATTTTTATACCGTTCGGTCGATCAGCGCCAACACTTGACGCTGCACTTCTTCAAGGGGCTGCTGTGCGTCGATCACTACCCACGAATCGTCTATCAGATTGTGGTAGGCCTCACGCACTTCAGCGAAATAAGACAAAGGTTTTTTCTCGAATTCATCGAGAGCGATTCCCTTTGCAACGCGGGATTCGTGCATACGTTGAAAGCTGACTTCTGGTGGCAAATCCAACAGAATTGTTAGATCCGGTTTTATCAGATGATCAGCACACATTTCGTGAATGGCCCACGTCTTATCACAGGTGCGCGTTTGGTAGGCGAGTGCCGACCAGTAATAGCGCTCACTGAAAACATGCGCGCCACGTTCCAACGCTGGGCGAATCAAATGTTCGGTGTGTTGAATGCGGGAAGCATACGACAGGAAAGGCTGGCACAACGCGGGAATTTTCCCTTCGTTATCAAGCATCAGGGCGCGGATCGCTTCGGCAAATGGAGTGCCGCCCGGTTCACGGGTAAAGATCATTTCCAACCCGCGTTTCTTTGCGTGATCGCCAACGTAAATCGAGGCTGTTCCTTTGCCTGCGGCTTCGATGGATTCCAGTGCAATAAATTTCCCAGTCATTTCAAAAACACCCGCTGCGTTCTGGTAATGGTGTGCTTCGCGTCACCGGCAAGCCAAGCAAGTTTCCGGTACATGCGATATTTCGCGGTGATTGCGACCTGCCGATGCTTTGCCTTTTGGCTACAGGATATGCGCCCGGTTGTTTCGCTCAGAACCAGAATGCCCACACCCTCTGCTTTCAGTTCTGCGCGAATTTCCGGATAGCAACGCGATTGGGTAATTGACGGTGCAAACAAAAAATACATCTTGTTCACGTGTGGCAGATAATCGCGCCATTTCTTATCAGCGCGGAAATCCGCTAGGCAGCTTTTGATTTCAATCCCATGGAAATTGCCGGGATAGTCGATCACCAATGCATCCAATCGCGACCGGCCCCACGGCACCACGCCCACTTCTTTGTGGACGGAACAGGTTTTCTTCACGTAGTAATAAGTCAGCGCCTGCATAAGCGCGCCTGTGATATCACTACGGGACATTTTAACCGATGATTCTGGGACAGCTGTTGCCTTATCGTAGGCTTTTTTAGCACGCGATTGTTTCGTACTGGTTCTGCGTTTACGTCGTGTGTAAGCCACCGTCAATCCCCTTGGTCACGCAATAAGTTTCATAATCTTGGCGTACTCTGCAAGCAAGCCTTTTCTATCGTATTTATCAATGAATGCCAGCATGGCACTCACATATTGTTGGTAGCTGAAACGATCCGCATAGGCTGCGCGCATATCGTTAAGAGTATTTACAACGTCGTCATCGTGAATTGCGTTGCGACCCATCCGCCCAATCAACGAACTGAATTTCTTGTCGATTTGCGAACTCAATTGTTTACCGGGGAATTTCATCCACTTCGCACGCAGCACCAATCGGTCGTCGGTGTACGAACGCATAGAGCGGTAGAAACCATCCAGCGGCAACGCGTACAGGTCCGGCACGTCTTTGTAATCCGGCAACTCAACGTGAATCGACGGACGCAAATAAACCGTGTACAAAACCTCTGCGTTCTTCAGGTCGATATCGCCCGCAATTTTCTTTTTGAGCGTCGATTCTGTGAACGTCTTCGTGGATTTGATGTGGTTCGCGTGCGTGACGTTGCGGTCTTTTGTCTTGATCAGCTTGATCGTGTATTCCGAGTGCGGGTTAATGTCCTTCAGCTGGGCCGCCAGACGCTCTGTGTCGTCTTCGGTAAGCGGTTGGGCTGTGTACCACGCATTCCACGAGGCAACGCGCCCTGCGAGGGTTTCAAGGGCCACGATTGCATAAAATTCTTCGGTCGCTTCACGTTTAAATTCTTCGTGTGTTGCGGCCAGCAGAATGTGGAAGCCTTGCGCGTTCATGCGGCGCATTTCGTCTTGGAAGTGCGGGCCGTGATCGTCGTGCAGATAATCCTTACCGGCCTGCGGATCAACCTTGTGGAGTTTGTAACCCTTCGCAAAGTTACGCAGGTGGATCATTTCGTGCGCGACGGTATTCATGAACAGCACGCGGTCAATCATGGAACTTTCGTTCACGAAGAAAGTGTAGACCGGCTTCCCGCGCAGGAACTCCAATTGCGCCATTCCCCACACGCTGCTTTTCGTGGTCTTGCGGAATTTCACAACCGGACATTCGTCGTTGAAATACGTGTGATTTAGATAATCGTAAAGCAGGGATACCATTTCGAATTTCGGCTTGAACAGCATGTACGGCGGGTTGTCCGGATCGACTTCCACCGACAGAAGTTCTTCGCTCATATTGTGCAAAGCGTTGCCTTCTTTCAGTGTCAGTTTAAACAGGATATCCGGCTCGGTTCCATGCTGCACAATGTAGACTTGCCCATGGCGGTACATGGTGAACCGATCACCTTGCACGATATGCAAATCATAGTCGTCGTTAGCTGACCCGTATTCTAGGTCACGCGCATCCATATATCGGTAGTTGGCCATTTATTTCAAATCCGTGTTTTTGACGATGTAGGTAATCCGCACAGAATTCCGAAGAAAACTATTCAGCACCTCTTCTTCTGTCAGGCCGCGTGGCAATCCATAAGCCGCTGGATCAGTGATATACAAATACGCATTGATCGACAGCGGATAACCGATTGTGATATCCCGGAAATCCACGTATTGGAACAGCTGCTGACTAATCATTAAATCCGGGTGCGCAAATTCCCATTCGTGCGCGAGCAAAAGGAATTCCGGCATTGGGAACCCGTAATGCTGGCGCTCGTGTGCGATCAGAATATCCTGCGTCAGGCGTTGCGCCAAACTGGAAAGCCCGGTAACACATGCGCTCTCGCCTACTTCGCTTATTTCGGGTTTCGGTGTATCTGGTCGTTTGCCTGCATTGGGAATGTCCGAAGCAACAACCGTAAAAATTGGGCTGGGGCCGTATTCACACCCCATCGCTTGCAGCGTCCTTGTCGAGGTCAAGATGCAAACGAATTTCGGCAACGGAAGTTTCCACTGCTTTCAGGCGGTCGTCGATTTCGTGGAAGGCTTCAACAAATACGCCAGCCAGCGAGCCGTAGAAAACAGCCAGTTTGCCATCCGACGTGTTGGTGATTGCTTCAGGCATAACCTGTTTTACTTCCTGCGCAATCACACCCATAAACATGCGATTACCGGCACCGACTTTCTTGAACGTGTAGCCGTACAAACGACGGAGCTTTTTCAATGCACCTTCGATACGGGTGATATCGGTTTTCAGCGTGCGATCAGACGACAGCGCCACTTCGGTTTTACAAACTATTTGACCGATTTCAGTATTGATTTCAACGGTGTTTTCGAGACCGTTGTTGAACGTCAGCATACCGCGTGGTTCCGGATCATCCGTGGCCTGCGGAGTCATGCGCGTCATTTGCAGATTGCCGTCCAGCGGCTCCAGTTTCAGCGTGTCATTGAAATTGACCGAACCGAACTCATCCGCTTTGATTTCGCCTTGCAACGGCCCGCCTGCAATTGGAATGTAGTCCCCTTTGCCTCCCAGCGAAGCCTCTACCCAACCGGCGTTGGTAATCGGTTTACCGAAACCTAGTTCCCAGTTGGTAATTCCCGATGCTTCGATTACCCGAACCATCATGCCCTGTTTACGCGCTTGAATCGGAATTGCATCCCGTTCTGCCAAGCTACTTACAATCCGGAAACCACCGCGAAGGTCAGTATCCACCAACAGGTAAAAGTCACCGGTTTTTACAAACCGCTGCGAAATATTAGTCGCCACTGTCGCCTCCGACGAACAGCACCCTTACTTCGCCAGATTGAGGTTCGAGGAATTTAATCTCGATATTCGCACCGACTTCTTGGACACTATCCGGATAAATGATTTGTTTCGTTTGGTCAAAGCATTGAACGATATAATCAGGAGAACGAACAGGGATCGCCACTTCTAATACGTTGGTTATTTGTGCCTTCGTAATTGTGGCGTAGCTCTGAACGTCCACCAGCCGAGCGCCGTGGTTTGGCAGCGTTGGCTTTTCTTCGATTGTAATGCCTGCCCCAAGCACACGTGGTTCATATAGTTTAGTCATAAACTTACCATTAAATTAGCGGGAAAACACAAAAACCCACGATTAAGTGGGTTATTTCATGTAGGTGGATGGATCATCAGAGAGGTAACGCCCGACTGCGCGAGTCATTCGTTTTTTATTCTCGGTTGGTATTGGTTCTTTGATCCAACGAATGCCGTGTGGATCACCGCGACGATTACCTGCCAGCAATTCACCAGAAAGAAATGTCCGTGTGTATTCGACAGAAGCCATTATGGAATCCCCGCTGCTTTACGATCCGCGTATTCGTCCATTGCCTTGATTACCGCGTCACCCAACGGCACCAATGTTTTTGCAATGCAAACCAATGCGGAATTATCGAGAATAACAGGCGCGGTATTCGCTGCACTGTCATAGATGAATGTCGCGTCACCGATGTATTCAGCAGGCGGCGGCAGAATGGTTCCTGCATCCAGCGAAGTGGCGCCTGATCCGCACACGATCTTGAAGTAATAGATCGGCTTATTCAACACGCGATTTTCAGAGGGCAACGCATTGAACCATTCGCGCACCTTTGCCATTGCGTACTGTTCGAACGTTTGAGGGCCGTATTGCAGCAGTGGATCAACCGCCACAACCTGCGCAATTGCGTGGGCCTTACCGCTGAACAAAGGGCGCTGTGTCCAACTGGCATTAACCAGTGAATTCAGCAGCTGATATTCGGTTTTATCTGCAATGCAATAAACAGCCATACCGATACGGCGGGCGCTAAGCGGAATATTGTTTCGGGCGGCAATGGTGGACACGCTGCGATAACCACCGGCTAGATCGGTATCCTCTAACAGGTAGGTATCGCCTGTGCGCAGCAACCGCGATGCAATTGGTGTAGGCATTTTGTGTAGCCTCAGTTCGTATCGGAACGGGAGGATTGAATTTTGTGGTTGCCACCGACTTTTTCGTCACGGTTACGACCGACAGATAGCTGGTCATTACCATTGACTTTAACGATTCGATTGCCACCGATTTCCAGCGTGTAATTACCGGTAATCTTTTCGTATTTGTTGCCCTTCCCTTTGCTCACACCGCCAGCAGACTTTGCCTGCACTTCGCTGATTTTGCTGTTGGAAGCATTCGTCAAATAGCCGGGAACATCACCCTTTGAACCGGTGATGATTTCTGTGCAGGAACCTACAATCGTTTTGCTGTAATCACCGAGGAAAACAAAGTGTGCATCGCCCGGATTAGTGACGAATACTTCGTTGGTTTTCTTATCGGCAATAATGGCACAACCATTCTCTAATTCCATTACAACGCGGAATGGATAATTGACCGAGGCCAACGAAGAAATGGTCTTTTTGTCGCCGGGATACGGGGCTAATTCAGGCTTGTGCGGATCGCCTTTTGGGAAGCGAACGCCAACCTTTGCACCGACTGGCGGAACGTTCATAAAACCGGAACGCGTAGGCTGATCCTCGTTCGTTGCGTAGTCCTGATTCATCGGCAATGCCCACGGCAAATGCTTATCAGGAATTGCGTCCGGAAAGATACCGGGAACACGTACACGCACGCGGCCATTCTTGCGCGGGTCGAGGTTATCCACCACAACGCCAGCGTGAATGATTTTCGAATCGAGGCCCTGCCGTTGCAAATGCTTTGTCGAGTTAAGCGGTGAACCGGCCATTACGGTGCGTTCCCCGTTACTGCACACCAAATCATTTTCGCACGCAATTCAATATCAGCATGCATCATATTGAAGTAGTAATGAGAGGCCGCGTCCGGGTGATCGGAATCAATACGGCGATAGGTGTGGTCTGCAATCGTGCCACTCATGTGATCCACATAAAGCAGGCGTTGTTTATTGGTCAGGGCTGCTTCACCGAGATAAACCAGCTCGTGATCAATCGTCGGATAGCCGCTGGAAACTCTGCATAATTCAGTCAGGAATTTCAGTTGTTCTTCGGATGTATATTCGTCCCACATAATCGGCTCCAGAAACGAAAAAACCGCGCCGTGCAATTGCTCACAGGGCGCGGTTGGGTTGTACCACCTTTGCCTAAGCAAAAGGAGAATCGAGGGAATGTTCCGCGTTTCAGTATGGGCCAAGTGGAGGCAGGCATTCGTATTGGCTAGCTGAGCCGTAGCGCCTACCTCCGATCCCCGGCCTTTAAGTCTGGCTAGTGCCGAACATCCCTCTATTCCATGTACTGTATTTACAGTTTTTGGCTGCTATCAATAAATTACAAACGTGTGCGCGAACGCTTTGCGCCGACGCCGGTTTGTGCATCACGATTGCGAAGCATTTTAACGATCTTTTCATTCTGACGTTCATGCGCCAGCTTTTGGTTGGAAAGTGGACGTTTCTTACCGTCGTGCGTATAGCCATAAGCCTCGGACATTTCACCAAATTCACGATTCGCCAAGCCAACGATTTGACCGTTATTACGGGCCAGAACATCGGATTGTGTGCGGTCGAGGTTTAGGTTGTAGTGCGATTGCGCTTCAGCACGGAATGCATTGAACAGGCCGGGATTAGTGCGCGCCATAGCCATCATTTGATGGTCATAGCTTGCTGCTGTCGAAGCGAAACCGCCACCGCCCATACCACCACCGCCCATATCAGCGGCGTCATCAATACCGTATTTCTTTTTGAGGTCTTTGATTTTCTTCTGGTATTGATAAAGCGATTCTTGCGCCAGCAAATCGGAATCTTGACCAGCCAGCAAACGGTCAAGGTTCAGGCCGCCAGCCGCTGCCATAACGCGCAGGGGAACCGGTACACCTTTGTCCGACATGGCTTGCAGCATATCCATGTATTGCTGATCGCCTTCCGGCTGCAAAGTCTTTTCCCAATGGATCGTCGGAATCAACAAACGGGTGCCGTCGTTGAGCCGTTCGAAACTGCCCATCGGATCGAGTTTATCCAGCGAGTTACCGCGAGTAATCAATTTGCCGTCGCGGTTCAGCGTGTAGCCTTTCAGCGCGGAAATCATCGGGAAAATTCGGCTGTACAAAGTCTTGCGGGTCAGCCAATCACGTTCGGTACGAATTGCGTCGATAAAGAACGAGGTCGAAGTATCGCCGTTCGCATAAGTCGCGTCACCCGAAAGGAATGCATCGGAAATACCGAGTGCTTTCATTTTAATCGAATCAATCGCATCCTTGTTATCGAAGATCGTCCAACCGCCTTGTGGATCGCGAATTTCCTCGGTGGAAATACCGCCACGTGTTGCAACTACGGCGCCAACCGGGTCAGCGTCGGCGTTCATGAACATATCCATCACGGCCTGCATATCGGCCAGTGTTGGTTCCCATTCGCCCGCACCGTCAAGCGTTACGTGGAGAATACCTTTTTGACGCATGGCAGAACGAACAAGCGTGCCACGGAAAAGGTTTTTCTCCAGCAAATACCACGGCATAATTCGGCGGTAATAACTGGTGCCAGTCGAAGAGCTACCCGAACGGCGCGGAACGTAAACGGTGGATTTCTGATCGAGTTCCAGCGCTTCGTTTGACAGCTGTTTCATTACGTCGGCGCCGAGGAATTCACGCAGTGCTTTCACGCGTGGACTATCGGAAGCCATGGTCGCCCGGATGTATTCGGGAAACGCTACAGTAATCAGCGGATCGGTGCCGTGGAAAGGTAGCATGTCGATCTTTGTGTTTTCATACGCGTGCGGCATGATGCGCGAGAACACTTGCGATTTTTCGTTGTACAAAAGCGATCCGATGAAACCGCCTTTCACGTTGTAGTCGATTGCCACATCGGGCATCAGGTTGCGGATATCCAGACGATCCACGTTTTCCATGAAATCATCCATAACCTTGCGGTCCATGATTCCGGAAATGGTGAAGTCAGAGAACATCAGCTGCGATTTGATATCGACAATCGAACCGCCGATGGAATCGTTGTAATACATGTCCGTGTAAATCCGCATGACCAGTTTTTTCTGTTCAAGGTCTTCGGAAAACACGATATCTTTCAACATCGGGTCAATGTCGATTTCAATCGGCATCTGCGACATTTGCGCGTTGCCACCGCTGCCTGCGGTAGCCAGATAATCGTCGATCTTTTGCTGATCGGTTTTCGGGTAATACTGCTTCGACGTACCCATGGATTGCGGACTGCGATTTTGCGGTGACTGCGCAATCGGTGTGCGATTGGTTTTTCTCAATTTCATTTCGTTTTTGTCCATAGAGGTTTATTGGATGCGTAGATAACCACAACGTTACCCTGCTTATTGTCGTGCCACATCCCTTCACGCAGTACGGTGCATGCGTTGCGCATAGCGCGCACATCAAATACCAGCTCTGGACAGGAAGCATCCTGATTATTCGACCCATCCGATTTTCGTAGGTCGATGTTCACCAGTCCTTGATAAAAGAACAGTTCTTTTTCTTTCCGGTGGTCGATGTAGAATTGCTGCCACATGTTCCGGCCTTGCGGCGTACTGGAAAGATCGGTGCGAATTGAATCGTAATGACGCAGGAAATAATTGCGCATCACATGACGTGCAAGGCCCGGCAACGATTGAGATTGCCGAACCTCTATTTGCACCACACGGTTTCCGAAGTATTGATTTTCCGCCATTTTGTAATAGCAGGAATAAACGCAATCATCGCCTTTGAACAGGACGATCAACCGGCAACCAGACAGGCCCTGAATATGGCGGTCAGTGCCTACAAAAAGTTTGTACCCGATCCCCTTAAAAGTGAACAGGCCATTTTCTTCAAGATCGCCGTCTGCAATCATCTGCAAATAACGGCCTTCGTCTTCTTTGATCGGTTCGACCAGTGCATCGGCTAGGATTGGCATTTTGTTCCTACATAAAATGAAGTGCGGATTTCTTGATCATTGTCATGATCAGTTCACGGACAGGCTTATACGCCAACGCACCTTTTTCAGAGAATGCGTATTCATCCGCCGTAGACAGCAGCGATTTAGCAGCGGTGTTAAACGCTCGCTTATCGTACAGTGCCAACCCGCCATCTTTCAGGGATTCCAGCAGCGAGAACATATCGGATTCGCTGTTGACCTTACCACCCTTCAGAATAGCAATGACTTTTTTAGCCAGCGGTTTTTTACCTACATAACTTTCTTCCGAAGCTAGCCACGTATCGCTAGCGCCACGCGGAATTTGCAGTGCAGGTTTTGTAGATTTCGACGCTGGTTTCTTTGTAGATTTCGCCGCTGGTTTTTTCGCGGCAGGTGCGTTTTCATCAGGAATCAAAATCTGATCATCGAGAGTCAGGTACGCAGTGCCCTTATCGTCAACGTATTCAGCCTTACCCGTGGTGGCAAGATCCCCAAGCAGACGGCCCAACTCTGGATTTTTAGAACCCAGCCATTCGAACCCAACACCCGACCACGTTTTAACAGTGGATTTGCCGGGGTGTCCGGAATGCGTAATGGAGATTTTTGCACGGCCATTAACTTTCATTCCAGCAGGTATTTCAAATGCCGCTACCTTTGGTTTCTTTACAGATTTTTCAGGCGGGAGCGAAGCCGCTTTTTCTTTTGCAGCAGGCGATTTTTCAGGCATAACGCTTGGGCTGGTTTGCGTAACGTCATACGGCGGCTGATCGAAGTTGTTCCCCAGTTTGTATTGAGGCTTCACGTATTTAATGCGGTAGATAAAGAAACGGCCACGCGATTCAGCGGCTTCCATTTCTTCGTATTCGCGCTTGGTCACATTTTCGTATGCCCACGAAGCACCGTTGTGGAATGCGACGTACAAAACTTGGCGCTTCGAATCATAAATAACGGTGTTGAGGTTGGAGCTATCAACCTGCATTCGAATCCAGCCGTCAGGCAGGCTATCGACAGGTTTGTCCATGCCACCTACGCCCGCTTTCACTGCCACGCGCTTGATCTTTCCAGACCAGCCTTTGGAGTGCGTAACGATCCGCATGTATTCCGCTTCATTCAGCGAAAACTGAATGTCAGGACTGTTTTTGTGTACGACGAAAATACCGTGCGCACGTTTCTTTACGCCGTAAATATTTCCGGGGTGAAGTTCCAGCACATAGTCTTCATTGTGGCGATCCTGATCAAAGGCCAGTTCCGCCGCGTTTTCGTCATACTGAAACCATTTGAACTGGGTCAGGTTTAGCGACATTGGGGGATTCCTCGAAAAACTTGGATTGCAAAGTTTCTAACATTTCGTCACCAGCAGAAAAGAATTAGAAAGCGCCCCGATTGGAGCGCTCCTTTTTAACGGGTACGGCCAGAACTCATAACCATGAGTGGCGCACCGTTTTGTGTGGTCAGGCCCCCGCCACCATTACCGACCGACATGCCACCGCCTGCACCGAGTTTCGAAGCAGCCAGCGCATTAGGGCGCGCTAGAGTCATATCCATAGGTTCCGCCATGAGCAGAGCCATGAATTCCTCTTCCATCAAGCCCCATAAAAGCAGGGCCATTGCGCGCCAGTTATCATCGGTATAACCATCGCCTTTACCAACGCCTTTAAGCTGGTCGCGAATGGTAAACATCTGTTTGTACAAGTGAGCAATTGGTTTTTCGTGGTAGAAATCGCGGTAGTTCGAATCCAGTGCGTCGATCAAAGAATTCACTTTGATTTCCGATTTAGGCAACCGGACTTGGCCCTGTTCCATCCGCGTGCGCACGCCCACCATGTCCACGTATTTCAAACTGTATTGCTTGGCGATAAAGCTAGGCGTTTCCGAATCATCGTCCGGATTACCCATATCGCTTTCAGCATCGCTCAAAAACGTTCGGGAGTTCCATCGGTCAGCCAGCAGCACTTTTACGTTACGCGCTTGCATGATCGGCAGGATTACTTCCGAATAAACCTTTGTGAAGTTAATGCGGTATCCCGGCAACGGAATGATTTCGCACACAAGGTCTACGTTTAAATTAAAGTCTTCGTCGATAGTACCGCCACACATAGAAAAGCTGTTGTCTTTCTCGCCTGCGTCGATTGCGAGAATGGACGGGCGGCCACTCTTCTTGATTTTCTCGATTTGCGCATACATCTGCGACTGGCCGAGTTTCTTGCTGTTAATGAATCTGGTAACAAGACGAATCGGGTTTTTCCGCGACGTGTCTTCCGTATCCATAATGAACTTGTGGTTCGCGAGGAACGGGTTTGCAATCAACGGTGGGTTGGCGCCGAAGTTCTTTTCAGCAGATTCCGGATCTTTGCGGTACGCATCAATAATTACTTTGGAATCGCGTTTGAAGTTCGGGTTTACTTCCCACGTTGGCCGGTGAATCCCGTAAATGGATTGGGATTCTTTTGCACGTTCCAGCAGCACATGGATCATGTCGTTTTTTGCGGTGGGAGAACTCACGTTCATTGCGTAGGCTGACAGCACGTCGTCGAAGCCACGACCGATCAAAGCGTCAGCAGCACCGCGCACGGTAAGCAAGCTGTTCGCCAATGCGTCGTAAACTTCGTAGGCGTTGATTTTCACTTTCCCCGAATCCTTTTCGGCATCGAAGTAAGCGATTTCATCTATCGAGAAAAATACGCGTGTCCGTCCACGCATTACCCGCTTGTCAGGCCCCATCGGGTGATACTGCAAACCACGAACACGGTAATCGACGAAGGTATCAGTCAGTTTGAAAAGACGTTCGCCGTAAACGTTTTCGTAGTGCTTGAGCATGCCATGGTATTGCTTGAACCAATTGGACTCAATCAGCGCGCCATAGAACGGCGTCCACAGAGTGTCCTTTGCCTGCGTATAGGTCAGGGCCGCGAACGTCCCTTGCAGCATCGTGGTACGCGACAGGCCGTAGAACTGCGCAGGTTTTTGCAGCTTGAGCAAACGGTGAAGGTGATAGGGCGCTAGATACGTGCCCACGGTGTGAGATTTGCCGGAGTTGTGCGACAGGAAACCCGCCGTGATGAATTGGTGGGTTGCGGGAAGGGTAAAATCGTAGGTTGGCATCACACCGAATTCTGTTACATCGGTGATGCTATCGGTAAATGTGCCAGCGATCCAAGAATCCGTTTTCAGATTCTCAAACGTGGCAGTTTCGAGTTGAATTGCTGGGCCGTCAATCGAGTGAGGATAACCAGCATTCAGAAGAAGTGCGCTAACGTCGCGAAGGGCACTGGTGCCCACAAATACGCGCCGCGCTTCGCGGAAGAGGCCTTGCAGAAATTCGATTACATCCGATTCACACGCTGTGCGAATATTAAGAGGAAGAACCGTATTAAAAAAGTTGCAGCCTAGTTGTCGAGTATCACGCAACACACCTTGACCGAAACAACGCTGGCCGTAGTGCATTTGCAGTTGCGTGTTGGGCACCAGCTCACCAATTTTCACGAAACCAAATTCCGTGTCGATTGGGTGATCAGTTGTGCCAGTAACACAGAAACCACGTGCAGTATTTACCGAATAAACCAATTCTGGTTCAGCGACAAAATACTGCGACGTGGTTTCGAATTTGGTGCCGTTGTGAATGGAGACCGTGAAATCAGAAAACCCTAACGGTGCATTGGGGTTTGTTTCGTCAATATGCAGCAGGCCCCAGCGCGTCAGGACTGGCGTGCTACCGACTACGCAACGTTGACCGGCGTTGATTGCCAGTTCGTTGTAATACGGCATGAGGCCTGCGTTAACGGCCTCTGATCGCCCGCGCTTACAGTGAGGACACACGCCCTCTTCCAGAATCGCGACTTTACGCTCAAGTTTGTTATACGTGTCGTCAACTTTGTGATCGTGCAGCAGCCACTGCATATCCGAACACGAATAACACACATCGTTAAATCCGATCAGGCCCCAAATCAACTGCTCAAGAAAGGGCCGCTCATCACCGATGGTTCCGAATTTGTCTTGTGTGACCCATTCGTAAAAGTTCTTCGCAGTCGGCAAATCCCCGTCGTCGATTTTCATGTCTTTCGGGATTACAACTTTCGAATCCATCAATTCACGAATGGTTTTCGAAATGTTGATTTCTGAATCCACGTCCAAGCTGGTGATCATGGATGCAGCGGATTTGCCCATGTGTTCGATATCGTCGTGGGCAGGCACCCGTCCGTGTTCCTTCAAATTCAGAAGGTAATCGAACGGGTTTTCTTGCTGCACGACAATGCGCTTATCCGGGACTAATAAGCCCCCTTTCGTTTTCTTCATTTTCATTGTCGGCGTGTTCCTCTAACGCCCCACATTGTTTGCGGTGCGTCGGCTTGGTTTTGCGCAGATTGTTCTTTCGAGAGTACGCGTGCATAAAGTTCCTTAGCATGTTCAAATCCCTTGCGTGCAGCCACACCCGCATCGTATTTATCGAGAGCGTGGACAGTTTTTTCAGCAAGGAATGCAGTTAGTTTTTCAACGTAGGATTCTTGTTGCGCACCAGTCAGTGATGTGGCGCGCACCATAGTAGCGAGGGCATCAAGCCGGGACAGCGGGACAAAGGCGTTAAGCAGCGCTAGATCCATGTCGAGTTCGATATCGAGGCCGCTACTCAAAGCAGCCTCAACGTATTCCGCTGCATCGTGCAAAGCACTAAGAGACGCAGCGTTTTTATAGAAAAGTTTTTTGTAGCGATCCTGTTCCCGCGAAGTTTCCGCGTTGAAATCCACTAATTCAGAATCGGGAACCTCGAACTCGTTCATTGCGAGCGGGGATTCTCGGTCGTCGTAGTAGTGGATATTTTCGTGCATGGTGCGGGGAATATCTTGGGGAACGTCCATGGCTAATGCGTTTGCATATCGCCAAGGCGGAATGGTCGGGTCTGCACGGAAAGTTCCGTTAGGCACCGGAAGATGTTCGACGCGGAAAACGCGTTTCGTTGGAAACACGTCGTTAGGCCCCACGCGAGTATTGCCTGCAACAATGTCGATGTGTTCACTGCGCGTCAGTTTATCAAGAGAGCGCGGCAGGCCCATCGTCATACCGGATAAGTTTGGTTCCGGATTTAGGTTTTTTCTTTTTACTTGGGTTGAGTTCTTCTTTGAGGGACTTGGTTCCTTTCTTCTTGAGCTTTTTGGGCTTTTCTTCGTCGGAGTCTTTTGACTTGGATTTAAGTTTCTTTTTCCCGTCTCCGAGCTTTTTCTTTTTCGGCTTGTCGTCTTCTTCAAACTCAAGGTTTCCTCCGCCCGTGCCGCCGTTCTGCTGGCCGGGGTTAAAGACGGTCATAATGTCGAACCGCTCTTCTAGGTCATAGCCGAAGTTAGATTCGCCGTCCCGATCTTTCGATACGAACATTGGAATCAGGCGCACTTCACGTTGTTCCGGTCGTGTGTAGTTCCACTGGATAACCGTATCCGCGTGTTCCTTCATACCTTTGGAATAACGCATGCTTTCTTTTTCATCATCCAACTGTGCCAGCAGGATAACGAGGGCGCCGGTTTCTTGCGTGTAGTTCTTCGCGATACGCGCAGCATCCATCAGTGATTTCCACTGATCTTTGCCACTGTCTTCGTTGAGCAAACCGATGTAGTCGATCACGATTACTTTGTAGCCGAACGGCTTCGCGAGTTGCAGAGTTTCTTCCATAGACAAACCGCCTTTCGGGCAGTGAATCGTCTGGTGAATTCCGAACTTTTCGCCGTGCTTCGCGAGGTTCTTTTCTACCTTGCGAATTTTGCGTTTGTCTTCCTCGGTCAAGATAGCATGCTTGAACCGTTTGAGCGGGATACCCGTCAGGTGGGAATACATCCGCTGTGTTTCTTGAATGTCCTGCATTTCGAGGGAAACACGGAATACGCTTAGGCGCTCATTCAAAAACATGTGCAGTGCGATATTCATCGCGACTGTCGATTTACCACCGGAAGTTGTCGCGGCCAAAAACACCACACCAGAATCCGGGAAACCACCGTTGGAAATGTCGTATGCAGTCATGCCCGTTTTAATCCGGGGCATGGTTTCGTTACGACAAATCCGGTCGGTTACGTCTTTACTGTTCGCGTCCTTACCAAAGCGCAGAAAAGAAACGTCTTGGTGTTTGGCGGCGGTGGCTTTCGTAATGTTCTGCTGGACGTGGGTCAGAAGGTTGTCGGCATCAACTGCCGTGCCCTCTAGCGATTCGTAAATGAGATTCGCAACGTCCCGCATGACTCGAATTTTTCGGAACTCTTCAAGAGTCTCGAACGTCTCCCGCATCTGCGATTTCTTGACGCAAGGCTTTTCCTTGGTTTCCGCCAAGATATCGCGAATGTCTTCGTCGAGGCTGGGGTCTTCTACCAGACTTTTCCAGCTTACGATTTGGAAACGTTTCCGGGCCAGTGATGTGATTCGCTCGAAGGCTTGTCGCATCACCGGCGTGTGGAAATGATCTTTATTGAGTTTGCCGAGCCACAGTGTTCGCTTCTCTTCGTTCATCTTTTTGGTCGTTACGGTTAGCAACGCCCGGAGTTCAGCGGTTTGACTGTGAATCTGCATGGTTTACCTACTACGACGCCACGGGGATGGCCCCCAGTTGTTTTAAGTATTTTCTCCAAAGCGGGACACTGCGACGCTTACGGTTGACGTGGAAAACATCGCCCTCGGCCAGTGGTACGGGATGAATCCCGATCACATCGAAATATTTCAGGCTAGCCAATGCACAGTCAAACTCGACGCGAGTCACGTTGTAGCACGTGCGCTTCAGATCATTAAAAAGGCGCACGTCAGTCTGGTTTGGTTGCAGCCGGATTAAGTTATACAGCTCTTTCATAATCTGGCGCTTGTAGGTAATCGGCGCATCCACTTTCCACAGGGTCAGAGCGTCTGCTTCCATGTCCTTGAGGTGGACTTTCACATCCATTAAGCGAACTCCTTGTGTGCAGTAAGTACACCACCGATGTATTGCACAAACTTCATGAAGGCTTCCCGGTAAACGCCGACATATTCAGCGAGTGTATTCAGGAACGTTTGTGGCGCCACGCGGCGTTGGTAGTCGGTATGATCAACACCCCGACCGAGTTTATTTTTGCGTTTCAGGAACCGAGTAAAACCATCGTCGTTCTGGCCGCTAAGGATTTCGAGAATCTTTAGTTTGCGGCCTTTGAATTTACCGTACAAACGGCTCATCAAAATTGACGATTCAATCGTGGGCGTCGAGTCCTCGATTTGAGTACCCATGAGCATGTCGAATTCCGACTCGCCGTCTTCGCCCTTGTGGGTCTGGTTTTCCGACCGACAAATAACTTCGTAGTTCTGGCCGCCGTAGCCGTCGTCACCAGTAGCCACCATACGCCCGCGCTTGCCGGTCGTGTGCTTCTCGATCAGGTTCACAGTCTCGTTAGAGGCCGAGCGGCGCAGGTAGTTGACGACGTAGGCTTCAGGCTGCTTTGTCGGTATCAGCGAGTGGTAGGCGCGCAGCACTTTGCACGTCAGATCACCGCTGAAATCTTTGTCGGTGTTGTTGTCGGCTTTCACAACGAAACCCAAACGTTTCCGCACACGGGATTTGATGTGGCGGGTTGCTTTTTGCAGCAGGTCGTCGAATGCTTTCTTGTCCTGGCGCATCGCTTGAATGGTAACGTCGCGAGCGCACAGGCCACGGCCAATCGCGTATTCTTTCATGTTAGATTTGAACGAACGTCGCGAAAAGTAATTGCGGAAAATCGCAATGTCTTCGGCGTTCAAATACGCTTGCAGCTTCACGTATGCATCTGCGTTGTTTGGAACAAGCGCGAGAAACAGCGCCGCATATTTCACGTTCACCGTGAGGTAGCATTTGCCCATGAGGCCAAGGCGCACATCTTTTCCGCTCATACCTGTAGGGGTCAGGTCGATGGTTTTGACGTTGCGCTGAAAATCAAAAGCAGTATTAACGCCGGACAAACAGAGAATACATTCCTCGATCAAACGCTGTCCGTCGTGGGACTGAGGATCAATTCCGATTTGAGTGATGTATTTACCCAGCATTATTCCCCACCCCCGCGAACGTTACGAACTTTAACTGCTGACCCACGTTTTTTCTTCGGCGCGTCGTCGTCTTCGCTACCTTTGTCGCGCTTAACATCACGCTCCATAAAGTTTGCGGCTTGACCGTCCACGTCGTACCCGGCAGCAGCATCAGCCACCAGCGTAATAAGATCCGGCAGGCCCTTGGAGCGGCCTTTACGCACACCGTTTGAAGAGAACACATCGTCAATCGTAGAAACACCGATTCCGTCTTTCGCCATTTTGTCGGCAATATCCGAAATCCCTAGATTGAATTCCTCTTCATGGCGCCAGCGCCGAGAAATCAAAGTTGTCGCGTCAGGGTCGAGCAATTTACCCGCAGCCATCATGCTGTCATGCATGGGTTTAAATTCGGCTTCGGTATGAATCACCGGTCGGCAGTGCGGCCCGTAGGTCAGGACACAGCGGCCATCGGCGCTCATTAGTTTGTACTGTTGCGAGGTTGCGTACATCACGTAGGCTTGCATGAAATTGGAAATGTAATTGCGATTCGATGCGCCGCGAAAACGCACATAAACTTTCTGCATGAAAACCATGCCTTGATCGCGGGTTGCTGGTTCGTTAAACATCAAAACGCCGAGGGCACGTAATGCCTTGGCGTCAATGCTACCGATCAGGTTTGCGAGTTCTGCAATCTTGCTATCGCCTAGCGCCCCGACAGGGCGAGTGTTTGGCGAAAACTTTGGACAAGTGCTAGACGCCTCGGTTTTTGGTTCGCGGTTTTTCGCGGACTCTTTAGCCGATACGTTCCCTTTTTCCGTCGTATTTTTCTTGGTCAAGTTCCCTTTCGGAACTACGCCACAGGGAACCGTATTCCCCTCGACTAATACGTCGTCTTGTAGGCCGCTACAATCACCACAGGTCGGGCTTACTTCTCGAAGTGCCTTTGTTACCCGTGCTTTGATCCCTGATTGAACGCTCATTATCCAGATAGCCCCTATTTCTTAAAAGTTCACTAAGTGCTAGCACCATCGCTTTCTCTAGCGACGATACGTTGCTGTCCGATTTGAACAGTTGCAGTGCTGTGTGCAACGCGGGGGACGCTTTGAATTGCATGACGTACTGTTTACCCACCACAGCTTCGTCAGACAATATCGCCTCTGCCAGTATTTTTAACCACTGGCCCGCATTGTGTTCCATGGTCGGTGTTGCCCAGTATTTTTTCTGGTTAGCACGACCTGTTTTTATCCTGCACACGATAGACAAAGCGTGCGCGTGCAGAAGGTTGTGACATTGGGCACATAAGGGAATTTGCAGGCTATTTTTACCGCCCATTGATTGCGGAATTGTGTGGTGCCAGTGCAGTAACGACTGGTACTTCTCGCAAATCGTGCAATCTCCCTCACTGTACTTTTCTGTCACTGCTTGACGCCATGGTGTTTGAGGATCGACGCTTCAATCAACTTTTGCGTAGCCTCGGGGGTTTTACCGTGGGTCAATTTTGGTGCTTCGTTCATGTGGCGTGGAATATCCCATTGAACTTTGGTGTTGGACAATGTGTTCGCGAGCTTCTTGCGCACTTTCTCTTCAATCAACCAAATGAGCGCAATACGTTTATTGTTCGGGTTACGCACAACGGTATCAGAAGCAACCGCGAACGCCGTGCCCGAATGGCGTGCTGTCTCGTTAATGTGTGCAACAATCTCACGGATCTTTGCTTCGAGTTCATTGTTATTATTTACAGTTTTCATCTTCTGGCCGTCGCGGGTCAGTCGAATCGAATCTTTAACGCCAATGCGGTCGAGGTCGATACACAACAGCAATTGGTTTTCCAGAACGATAAAGTGATCACCTACGCGGGTCACTTTCAAACCGGCATTTTCCAAACGGGTTGGGTTTTTGTAAACGCCAATGTCCTGAAAGACGGGTACAACGGGATAGTAGATCGGGGCGAAAGGATGTTTCAGGGTGCGAGGCAAACGGCGCGACAGTTCTTTGTACGACTCGGAAAGAGACGCCAAATCATCATCGTGTTTCTTGACCAGTTCACGCTTGAGCGCGGCCAATTTGGTTTTGCCTTTCGGCGTGTTTTCAGATGCAGCCAAAACTTCGGAATACGTGAGGTCATTCCAAACGCAGTCAGGGTTTTTGACTGGCTGGCCGTCCTGTGTAACGGCACCGGTATAGGGTTGGATAGAGCGGAGTTGCGAAAGGGTAAAATTCTGGTCGAGAAATGAAGCCACGTCGTTGAGTGCGTCTTCGTGATTGCGTTTGATACCGCTAATCTGCAACGAACCCGGATCAAAGGCTGCAACGAGCCGTTCGATTTCGGTGGTGGTGTCTTCATCCGAAGAATAGTTTTCGCGGATTTGGGTTTTCTCATCGGCATTCAAACCGCCGCCAAGCTGCAAAGTTAATGCAGTGTGGAGCGTGCCCAAATGGTCGCGGGAAATACGACGGATCGGTCCCAAGGAACTGAACACATCCGTGCGCAGACCTTCGGCGGTTTCTTTGACCAGTTTCCGGATCTTCAGAAGCGTCGATTTGCTGCCCATAGGAAGGCTACCCTGATTCAGCAGGATAGTGGCTTGGTTAGAAATTTCTTCAAGCCGTTTGATGATATCGGACTTTCTGGTAAGCGTGTTTTCTGCCATGCCTTGTTCAAAGAAATTCAGCGCTTTGATCAGGTCATCGAATTTGGAATGAGCCACTATGTAAATCCCCGTTTATAGACGTAGCATGGGCCTAGATACTGCCCCGGTAATATAAAATTACCATTCGCTCCTACCACTTTTTAAGACGACCGACGACTGCCGACGCTGCTGTCTTTACGCAGAGCTATTCGTGCATCGCCGGAGTCACAGCAATTCGAAACGCGTAGGACAATAGAAAACCCTGCCTTCGCATAACAATTCATTGCTGCTTCGTTTTTCTCGCCTGTGAAAAGCGTAATCGGGTATGACGCTGTGCCTTCCCAAATCAGTTTTTCGATTTCCGTCAGTAGCTTCAACGCAATGCCCTTGCGTTGGAACTTATCCAGCACCAAAACGTTATGAACGTAAATGCTTTCGTTGTTTGCGGTAGCCATGATGTACCCGGCCAGTTCCTTTTCCGACGACTCACTATTCTTATGAGACGCCACCACAATCACACTGTCTTTGCGTGGGATGTGGTCTGCAATAAAACCGATTGAATCTGCGCATCCGTTAGACATTACATGCAGGCAAGAAAAATCCCCCGCCATGAATGTCTGATAGTCGATATCCATATACCGATCCTTCAAATTGCTGGTTGTATGCATGGACTGTAGGGAAATGAAACTTCCCATATTCCGTTAGTGTCAAGCCTTGGACGACGCCGCCCAAGCGACCTATTGTACTGAAAATCAACGACTTAGACAAGGTTACGCTATATCGGAAGTTATGCCCGGAGACGCACGCGGGCCGGGGCTGCTGGGGCGTGTCTGGCCCTAGCACAGTGTGCCTGTGCCTGTCAACTAGTGGCCTCGTAGGTGGCACCGGAGTTCCGACGAACGTCATGGGGTTAGGCGCGTGCGTTAAATGCTGCGCGGTGCATTTCTACGCTGCAAAATTCTGCGTCGGTTTCCAATCGCACCACGTAGGAATCGGGCGCGTATTTGTTTTGGGTATGGTCGAAACCTATTTCCTTATAGAACTCCAACATACCCTGAAAAGTCGGGTACGGAATCAACGCGTTGTGAATCCGAATATAATTAGGGTCGATACTGCGTTGGGGAACATCGCCGTCGATGGATTGGCAAGTGCGTTCCCAGCCGCCCTGAAAAGAATCGTAATCGCGTAGGTCGTGATGCACGATGTAAGTTGCGCAGGCGCCTTTCTTTTCTCGGCGTTTGTGTTCGCGATTTGAAAAACCTTCACGTGTACGGGCGTCACGGTAGAAACCCTGTTCGCAATAGTTTGGCACCATCACGCGATAGGCCTTCAGCACAAAACCAGAATTAGCACGCAGCAGAATCATGATTTCTTTAGATTTGGTTTTTGGTTCCACGTCCTACTCCACGATTTTATCGGATTGAGTCAAACAATAAGGGCAAGCAATTTACTGAGCGCGGCTACACCTACGCAGAAGAAAAAGACGAATATCGTTGCATCGCTGCCACTGGGCAGGTCATAGGGTTCACGGTAGAACTCACGGCGTGCCTGTACAGGTTGCCCCCACTTGCGATGGCGTGCGTTGCGTTCGCGTGTCTCTTCCCCGTAGGTTTTGTTGTCGGCGTCGAGCAATTCCCCGATACGCGTAACAGTGCCGTGTTTGATTATTGGGTTTTTCATGGGCACACCAACTAGGCCTGAAAATTGAGAAAGGGGCCACGAAGGCCCCAGTCTTTTTACAGCATCAGATTTTGGATTTGGAATCTTTCAGCCACAACAAACCCTGCTGTAGGTTGGTAATCGCCAAAGCGAGTTCCCGCCCACCAGAGAGTTCGTTCATCCGAATTTTATTCGCGGCGCGTTCCAGAATATCAATTTCATCCTCGACATTCTGAATTACTCCGCTGATATTTTCCAGCGTACCAGTGCGGATAATGTTTGCGCCGTCCATAAATTATTCCTCGTCTTCGCCATCTGGTTTGGCGGCGGCCTTGAGAGCCTTTTTGGTGTGGGTTGCTTTGATTTGATCAAGGTACAAATCGTAGCCCTTGCCGGATTCGATTTGCTTGCGGCACCACTCGTAGATACGAATAGGCTTAACCTTCATTTTCTCGCAGCAGGATTTGATCAATTCCTTTTTGCCATCGACCAGTTTCTTCATGTCCATCCACGACACGACGTTACCAGCAAACGGAGTACCTTCACCGAATTTGATCTTGTTGCGCTGGCCGGAAATTTGACCAGTTTCTTTCAGGTACATCCACGTATCCCACACGCGGTCAAAGCCGAGGCCTTCACCGTTTTCATTCGCGACGTACAGACGCAAAATCATGTTGGATTTTTGTGGGCCACCCAATTTGTTTTTGAAAGCGTGGCACTTGATGTAGCGATAGTTATCAACACCTTCGCCACTGATCGACGGCTCTTCTTCCAGCGGGCCTTTGCCGCCGTGAGGAATTGCAATTGGCGACATACGGAAACGAGCGTCAGAGAAATAACGCAGCGCTTGGCCGCACGGTTCCTGTTCTGTTGGGCCGTACATTGCCATCGGAATCGAACGCAGCTGGTTAATGCCGAGAACCAGAACACGTTTTTCTTTCATGCGGCCTTTAACACGTTTGATCCCGTCAGAGAACATACGCGCTTGCGAGGCCAAACCGTCTTTGCCTTCCTCGTTTTCGTCAACACGACGCGAGAGCATTGCCGGGTAGGAATCCACAAGGAACACAGCCTGCGGCAAACCATGTGGCGCCGGGACTTTGAACTTGTTGAATTTCTTGAAATACTTCGTGTCGTAGTGACCTTTGCACAGCTTCTGGTTTACTTTGTTGTTTTCGTAAACGTAGAAGAAATCGCCATCGAGTTTCAGCACCGATGGGAGTTTTTTCAGTGTCGAGGCCAATGCGTCGAAAAAGTCTTCACCAACTGCCGGTGCGTAGTTGCGGATACGCGGGCGGATAATCCACTCGCCATCTTTACCTTGCAGGCCGAAAACCTGTTCAACAGTACCGGTCGATCCTCCGCCGTTGTATTTCCACATGGCGTTTGCGTATTCAGCGGAGAACGAACCTTCGTAGTCGAAGAAAAACGCTTTCCCCAAGAAATCCGCTTTACGGATAATGGCACCCATAACGGTTGTGGCGAGCGTGGTTTTACACGACTGTTCCGCACCGTAGAATGTGTACCAGCCACCAGCCAGAAGGCCGCCAGCCATTTGCAAATCCACACAAAGACTGCCTGTGCCCAAGCGGTCCTCTTTTTCGTTGACAGACATGGAGGTCAGACCGACCTTTTTTTCCATGTTGTCGATTTCGTCTTCGAATGTCGCGTAAGGATTGAAGACGAATTTGCCAGCCTTTTCGGCTACAGCAATTTCTTTTGAACTGCTCTTAACGCCCTTCACTGCCGGAGCTTTAGACTTAGCAGTCTTTTTCTCCACGACGGCTGGAACTTTAGACGTGGAAGTCTTCAGAACCTTTTCGGAAAGGTTGAGCTTTTTGGTCTTGACAGCGGCTTTTGCCATGCATTCTCCACAGCATTGTTTCTGGAATAGGGCCTAAGCATCTAGGCCCGTACAGCGCTTACCGATCAGTCTTCCCAAGCCGACTTTTTCTTCTTGCTGCCGACTTTCTTGTCAGCAGTTTTCACTTTCTTTTTGGCGCCGCCTTTCTCTTCCTTGTCGGAGGATTTCTTTTTCTTTTTCGGAGCTTCCTCGACTACCTTTTTCTTTTTCTTTTTCGGCGCTTCTTCCTCTACCTTCGCCTTTTTCTTTTTCTTCGGCGCTTCCTCTTCCTTCACCTTGGAAGATTTCTTCTTCGGCTTTTCTTCAACCTTGGAAGATTTCTTTTTCTTCGGCTTTTCGGCTTCGTCATCGTCGTCGTCGAATGCCGGTTTCGATTTCTTCTTTTTCTTCGGCTTTTCGTCGTCATCGTCGTCGAGCGAAGTGGACTTGCCTTTCTTTTTCTTCGGCTTGTCGTCTTCGTCTTCTTCGTCTTCGTCGTCGATTTCCTCGGCGCCGATGATTTCCATACGCTTCACGTCTTCACGTGCTGCTTTTTCAGTCAAACGACCGGTTGCGTCCAGCAGCTCTTCCGTGAGGTTCCACGTCAGGTAGCCTTGCTCTTCGTCGGTCAGCGGGGTAGGGCCGTCCGCTTTGTCGATGGTGTATTTGTCGGTGCCTGCTGCGTCCGGTTTGAATTTCAGTTTCGTATCGAAACCATACTTCGCATCGGATACGTCGAACTGCGCGGTCTTGCCGGTTTTCTTCGACTTGATCTTGTTTTCTTCCGACAATTCTTGCAGTCGGTTGATCGAAGTCATGGTCAGACGGGCAACGCGAACCGGGGTCCAAGTTTCCGAATTGATATCCTTGAAACCGGATTTCTTTTCTTCCTTGGTTGGCTTCGACGCTTTGCGCGGTGGGCCTTCTTCCTGCGTGTCACGGTCGATCACGTTGAACAGCCAGAAGTCACCAGCACGAACTGGTTTTTCTTTCTCGCCTTTGAACTTTTCAGCGAGCGCCATGTACGGGCACTTCACGCCTTTTTTCGGGGTTTCCGGATCAGCCGGGTCGAAGTCGATTGCGTAACGCGGGATGTTCACTTCGCGTTTTTCTTTGCCCTTGCCACCGGCCCACAGCTTGATCCAGACCTGACGGACTTGGAGCGGCATGATTGGCAGAATGCGGAACAGGAAATACTTGTTCTTCGGCCACTGGATGATATCAACAACCTCATCCAAGCGGAGCGAATCACCCTTACCTGCGTTGGTACGAATGCTACCCATGCCTTTAAAAACGGCGGCCATGTTTCTTCCTCTTAATTCAAGTCGGTTATCCGGAAAGTTTTACTCTCCTAGATAGATATGATTTACAGTTTTATTCGTCTGCGGATGATTCGCTGATTTGCAAAAGCGAATACAGGTAGATTACTTCCTTGGCGGATGCGTAATCACCGATCACGATACCTGCACTTTCGAAACGGCTGCGATCTTCGTCGGAGGGTGCATAGACGCGGGTCGGCGTGTATGGAAATACAACAGGCACCCGGCTATTACGCCCGGTGAAAGTTCCCCCGTCGGCGTCAACAAAAATACGCCCTCTCGTATCGTAGGCCTGTGCAGAACCGTCTTTGAAAATGTGGCTACAGCGGACGTTCTGCCAAAGGGATTGGCCGTCGCTGATACCGGAAACGTCCATCCATTCATCGTCAGTGCCACGGATCGGAGAAAGCGGTTCGTACATCCCGAGTTTCTGCACATAGTGCAACAGGAAACCGATACTGCCACCGGAGTGACCTTGCGCCGCAATCACTTCAAGAATTTCACGCACGTTTTGGTGCATGTGTTCCTGCATTTCAACATCGCCTTCGTCGAGGTCGATGCTGGCGTCTGCGCGCATGTTTGCAATGGTAATCGCAAATTCGCGGTCAGCGTGGGTAAGCAAATTGCTCATGGTGTTATCCCTTTATTTCGGATCGCCCGGCCAATACACAGCGGCTGCGCGTGCCAGAACTTGTTTGAGTGCTTTGTCGTAGGCGTCTGCCGCAATCTGACGGGCGCGCTCTTCAGTCGTCAGGAAAGTAACAACCTTGCCTTTCGAGTCACGCGGGTTTTTGAAATCGACAACTGCAACATTACTGTTTGCTTTCATGTTCCTTCACCGTTAATTTACAGTTTTTTCTTCGAGCATGTGCTGGTGCATAATTGCCTGTTCGCTTGGCGTAAAATACTCGCCAATATCTAGACTTAACCGAGCGATGCCCATCGGATCTACTTTCTTCGCTAGCATCTGCACCAGCGTGCGACTCTGCTCTACTTCGATTCCCTTTTCCAGCGTGTGCCCCGGCGCCAAAATGGAATGCAGGGCCATGCTTGAATTTTCGTCGTCATCGTCACCGTAAAGGGTATCGAGACTTACGCTGAAATTGACGTGATGGCTAGTCCCCTCGAATAGCTTTTTCTTCTGTGCTTGCGGCACAGTGTAGGCCACGCCGTATTCGTGTTCTTTGGATGCCTTCATTGCGTTTTTTGTCCAAAACGTAACATAGGAAGTTAAGGCACCTTTTCTACTGTCGTATTTATCCATCGCCGTGATCACAGCCTTGATAATCGACTGCACAAGGTCTTTGAAACTCGACCGGCCTTGCGCACCGATCACGTGAGCCTTCGCCCACTTGTTGGCGCTCTTCACATAATGGTCAACGACGGAATTTCGGTACACGTAAAAACGTTTCAGGTAGGCGTCACAAATCTTGATCGTGTTATACAGCGCAGAGCGTTCACACATCCCGACCTGTACCGCGTACTTGTCCAAAGCAATCTGCTTTTCCTTGGTAGGAGTCAGCAAGAAGTCTTTGTACTTTTTCACGTAGTCTTTATTTTGTTCGGTAAACGAAATCAGAAACTTGTGGATGAAAAAGCGTTCCACACGGGCGGCCCGGATGAAATCAAATTTCTGACGACGATCAGGAACGCTCAGGTACGCCGCTAGTTTTTCAACGGCCTCCCCGCGATCCAACGAACTAAGTTTGCGCTTACGGTTGGTCGCCACCAGCAGTAGGAGGTATTCGACTTGTGGGTCGAAAATGTTCGTGTACAGGACAAGAGGCTCAAGAGCTTTGTACAAAAACATATCCATAATCTGCTGAATTTGTTCACCGGTCATATTTTTATCAGCAGACATTGTTTCCTCCTAGTTAAGATGGCTCGTTTCCGTCACGCATAGAGCGCTGTTTGTCACGTCGGATTATCTGTGTGCATAGGTCGTGCCCGTGTGCGCAATCGTCAGGCATTCCCTCTGGAAAAGTACAGCAGCAATCGGCACAAATCCAACTGCAATCACCGCGTGCCGCCCGGTCTGTCCATGCACGGGTTTCCACATTCATTTTTTCAATGTGTGCGTTCAAATCCGCTGCGGCAATGCTGGTGATTTTGATCACGGCAAGATTTCCCAATCATCTGCCATCATGTCACCCATAGACGGCACCCAACCCGGTTGCATTGCGCCCTGTGCGTTTTGCAGGACGAAGCATGGCAGGTATGGCAAAGCAGAACTACCGAGCGTGGTAAGCCACACAGATTGCCCTGCACCGTTCCAGCCTGCGCGGCGGGCCGATGCACCTTTCTTCAAATCGTAAAGGATTTGGCTGAAATCTTTCGGAGCCGGTCGAATCGCTGCGACGAATACAGCGAGGATACCAGCGCCGGTGCTGGAGATTTGAACGCCGCGAGTGTAGACACGTTCGCCGCGATATTCCGCACTGAAAGCAGCCATGGCATCTTCAACTGCGAAGTCTACGTCGGGGCCTTGTCCCACGTATTCTTTTTCCAGAAGTTGTACACCGTTGTGGCTTGGGATTTGTCCCTGTGCCACGAAAGAAATATCGGTGATATTTTCGTCTTCCAGAAAGTCGCGCAAATCTTCTTCGGTAATACCGCAATGACTCATAGTCTTCACCCTGTGATGGAATGCAGCCACGGCTTAGAGATTTCCCACAGCCACGGAATGCCTTTAAAGATAATGGCGCCGATCACAATCCCGGCCACGATGCCAAAGCCAACGAGCATTGGAACGATTCCGGAAAGGTCTAAGAAGCCACGCTGTTTATTTTTGCCAACCATGTATCACCTCAAGGCAGCATGAATTTTAAAACTTTCTCGACGATGTAAAGGTCTTGATCGTCGTTGATATACAGTTCACCTTCGATCCGTTTGCGGTACAACGAATGCCCACCGTACTTGGTAAACATCGTGTAGCTGAAACCGCCACTATGCAGAAAAGTGAAACGCATTTTGTGATCTTGCGAAAACAGGATCACGATAATCTCATCCCCTACGCATTGCAGGGCGTACCCGCCGCCGTGCTTTAGCAGGGGTAGGAAGCGGCAAAACTCTTTGAATGATTGTGCCGACACGAAATAGTCATCGTCAAAACCCATGTCGAGGCCGCGAAATTCTTCTGGAATCTTTGAGAGAAAATCTTTTACTTCAGCGGCGCTGTAACGGGTTTGGCTATTGCCCGCAAAAACTTCGCTGACTTTCTTGCACTGGGTTGTCCACTGTTGCCACATGCTCATTCTGGCACCTCGTTATTTTCGTTGGCAGGTTTCGCGAGGATGGCTTCCAACATGGAAAACATTTCAGCACGAGTTTCCAGACTGAATTCACGGGAAGCATAACGCTTGTAATAAACGGGAGACGCCCGCTTAGACAGCATCACGGAAACGCGATGGTTTTTGAACGCGATTTCCACACGGTGATCGTTTTTGTACAGGTTGATATGCAGGTATTTTCCGTACAGTGGATCGCCAAGATCCGTGTAGGAACTCACATAGAAATCACCAAGCGATACGACTGGCAAAAAGCAAAGCATACTCACAACAGAGTCGTAAGCCAGTTCGTTATCTGCCAACTGGTCGCCGCCCGTAACACTCAATCCACGGAAACTATCAGGCAGGCAATCGACTGCGTGATTAAACACGTTGGAAGAGACGCTGCGGTGCCCGGATAACCGATTCAGTGGTGTGGTCAGGCCTGCATCCCACGAAATCCAATCAATGCTCATGTGGAATTTCCTATCAGTCTAATATTTCGATGGGTATCACGAAGGTTGTAATATCGCGAACCTTTAATTCTTCCATCCGTTGCATTTTTTCGTCGGGAGAAAAACGATTCCAATCCCGAACTTCTGCGATGGTGCGTTTGCACCCCTTGCAAATGGCGTCACCCACATTGTGAGAACATTTGCCAATGCAAGGAGTGCTACGCGGACGGGATACACTCACACGTTCAAAGAAATTTCGTCGAGCGTTGGCATGCCCATTACGCTTTACCGTTGAAAACTTCGGTAGCAGTTTTCGGGCTGTACTGGCCGTTGTAGTTTTCTTTCAGATGCTTCTGGAAAAAACCAACGGAAGTAAAGTTACCTTCGGTCAGGATAGCGCGCAGAGCATCAGCGTCGAGGGCGGTTTCCGCTTCGACTTTTTCAACTTTTGCAGGAATGTATTTCGCCAGCAAACGGCTTTGATTTTCCAGACGCAGGATTTCAGCAGCGTGTTCGCTTTCGCCGCCTTGCGTCTTGCCCAGCAGGCCGATGGCTTCAGCGTTCTTCGCGATCATGTCTTTCAGGATCACGATCAGCGCGTCGTCGCCAGTGCGTGGCTTTTTGGCTTTCGCACCGAGTTCGTAATCGCCCAGTATGCGAGTCAGAATCGGGTAGGTTTCTTTCGGGCTTTGCAGGCGTGCAGTGGCACGATCAGCCGTGATTTGGTCCAAAACTACTTGCGTCATTTTCTTGTTCCTTTTTCAGATTTTGACATAGCCGATAACGGCGGTTGCTTTAACGCCCAACTGCACACCGACAATCATGTTCGGTGCAAGATCAGGATGCGAGTAAATTTCCAGCCCCAGCACCATGCCGACGTATCCGGATTCACGCCCGGATTTGCTATGGTCTACGTCCAGCCACGGTGACAGCGGACTTTCGCCGTGTGCTTCGAAATATTCTTCGCTTTGGATATAGCGAAGGTGGTCGGCCAGTTCTGCGCCCACGATAAAAAGGCTGGCGTTCGAAGCGTTGCGGATTTTGTTCAGCAAGTCATACGACAATTCCTGTGTGTCGATGATCGGCCACGGGCTATCGGCGCCAAATTTCAATCCGAAAATGATTTGCGGAATCTTGTCGGCCAGTGGAGCCTTGC